AATCAATAATCAAATGTCTTACGAAATTAATCAGAATAATCAAATATTCCAAATAACGCAAAAGAGACCCGCCTTTGTGGCGAGCCTCTTTTGTAGTCCCAATAGGAATCGAACCTATATTTAAGGTTTAGGAAACCTTAAACTCAATTCTCTGTTTCAGATAGTTACAGCGGTTTTGCGGTTTTCTGTAGAACTATCGTGGAATTTGTGCACTTTTAATGTAATGCAAAATCCCCAGGGATCGGAATGTCACCCCAGGGAAAGTGCAACGTCAAATCCCAAAGGGTTATGACAGCACAAAGGTAATGCTTTTTCTGGAAAGAAAAAATCTTGGTCGCATTTCACAACGAAACCAGGATCCGAACTCAACGTTCTACAGAGTTATTTTGTCACTTTCACATATTGTTCGTACACGATCTTGGTGTGTGGATTGTTCGACACAGCCTCCACCCTGTACTCATCCTTTTTCCACCTGAACAGCCAACACTTTCTGGGTACCCTGTGCAATACGGTTGTTATAGTGTCCACGCTCTCTATCTTTGCTGTCAGTGCATCACCTCTCAGCTCTCCGTGGAAGCTCACCCAGGGATCTCTCCACTCCAGCAGCTTCAATGAATCCAGATAGTGGCGTGTCGCTGTGGAATCTACAACGTATATAATACTATCCCTCACCTGTGTCGGGAACTCCAGAGCTGTCTTTGTTGCCGTCTGAGCAACAGCCTCAGCCCTCCTGAGCTTTATTCCCAGGTCTTTCACTTGCTCCGTCAGTCCTGTGCAACTCTCCTCCAGCTCGCTTTTGGTAAGCTCCAGAACCCTCACGCTGGCAGCGTTCTTTCCGTTCTCTGTCTTGTAGTTCCTCACGCTGTCCAGAAGTGCCGTCTGATTACAACTGAGCCGTCCGATCTCCTGCTGCTGATTTCTCACAATACAATACAGGACAGCCACGGTTCCCAAAAGCAGCGTAACCAAAGCAAGTTTCAAAAGTGTAGTTTTCATTGTTTCAAAGAATTAACATAGTTAATAATCCCCTGGACGTGACACTGTATTACAGCGTTCCGTCCCTCCAGGGACAAAAGGTAAGAAACATCCAGCTGGTTGTCCTGAAAGAAGTTCTCAGTGAGACAGGCTGCACAGTTGGTATGTTTGAGGATATAGAAGCCCTCCTCCAGGTCGGGATCTCCGTCTGAGTTATCCTTGCGGATCTTGCGTCCACTGAACACCTTTTCCGCCACGGCATACAGGCTATTCGCCAGCTTGTCGCCCTGTGTCTGTCCTATGCTCGTATAGGCACTCCATCCCTGAGCTTTCTGCCAGCCATAATTGGCAGCAGCGTTCACGTGGATAGATACAAGGCAGACATTCTTTGTCCCCAGCTTGGCGCACCAGGCATTTACCCTCTGGCACCTCTCGGACAGGCTTACGTCCTCCTCCTCTGGCACGATCCTCTCAGCATTATACCCCCTCTTTTGCAGTTCCTCCACGATGGTCGCTGCAATTTCCCTTGTGTAACGGTACTCTCTGAAAAGTCCGTCAGGAGATCGCTTGCCAGCGGTGTTCACACCGTGCCCATTATCAATAAGTATCTTCATTCTTAGCTCCTCCTGTCTCTGTTTCTGGCTGCTTATGCTTGTTGGCGTTGATTATTGCCTGTGTCAGGGCTTCTGCCAGCTCATCCTTATTGAGCATAGCAGCAGCCACCTTGACAGCGACAGCAGCAGCCCGTTTCATTTCTTTCTTTGTCTTTTCGTCAGCCTTTTCCCTTATGGACACCCACTCCACGGAGCATACAAATATGCCCACCAGGATTGTGATAAGCGGAATACCCAGCATAACGTTGAAACCAAAGATCTCCCAGAATTTACCCAAGTTAATCAGAATATCCACACCTGTAGCGATAAGCAGTCCACCCTCATAGGTTATGAACTTGGTAATACTCCTGCTGAGCGCAGAGCTGTTAGTGTACTCACCCCTGATTTTTGCTTTGCGAATACCACAGGCAAGATCCACGCTCATAGCGACCAGGGCTATAAGATACACCAGCACGGAGACCTGGAATATATTACCACAGTTTGAAAAAACGTTCTCCATAGCTACCTCCTTTTGTTGTAGCGGAATTTCGATTTTTGATAGAGGTTGAAATTGTCCCTGTCCTCCTGAGTGACGGCAGAGTTTGGCGAGAAGAAACGGAAGCCAGTCATTTCTCCGAGCTTCACAACTTTGATGATCGATCTGAAAGGATACGTTCTCTGGGGATTGTTCACAACCTCTTTGAGCTTTCGACTGTCCGTCCAGAACGCACTTCTGGTGCCATCGTCTTTCTGGAATGCAATCAGAGTGCGGAGACCGTTTTCTGTCTCACGCTCAGTCGCTCCTGTAAATACAATAACCTGGTTAATCACATCGTCCACAGAGCTGTAATCGCAATCGAACAGCTCCTCATTTGCGTAACCATCATCCTCTATGAAATCCGAAACTTCCATTGCTTACTCAGATGCGTTGTTAAGAAAATCCCCCTCAATCATTGCTTTGAGTTCAAGCCTCTCACTGAGGAATGCAAGGTAAGGCTCTTTGTAGCTCTCAGGGAGCAAGCCCAGGACTGCACTCTGATACTCGTTTTGCATCTGGCTTTCCTTATCGACACCCCATTTGGCGTTGATTAGTGTCTTGAAAGTATTGTCGGCATCCACAGGATACTCAACCCTGAGGCTGTCATACTGCCACCCCTGGGCATAGCCCTCGGTTTCAACTTCCTTTATGTCCAGGACTTCACCCTGTTCTCCGTACTTCACCCATTCCTTTTTGATGTTGTGGTTGTACAACTTCGTCTGCTGTCCATTGTGCAGATCTTCAAATACGGCTGGCTTCCGCTCAGTCTCAGTGAGCAAACCCAGGCTCAATCTTTCTTTGTCTGTCATTGCTTCCAATACATTTAGTTAATATAAAATTACTGTGCACCTCTGAGCATCTGATTATCCAGCCATATTCAGACGAATAGATGTGCTTAAAATCTTCCTCGCTTTCAATCTGGTATTTGTCTTTCGTCTCATTCCATTTCTTATAGAACCTCAGCAGGATCCCTTTTCTCATCAGGATACCGTAGTGGTTCTGCTTGAATCCAACGTAGTCAATACCTCTTGCATCCACTGGAAATATCTGCCAGTTTGCTTTTATCTCCACTTTCAGCTCAGCTCCCAGGTAAAGCCCAAACTTATCCAGAAGCTCGTGCAGCCTTTCCTTGCTGCCATCCAGTACCACAATATCATCCATATACCTGTAGTAGTATTTAACTCCCAGCACCTCTTTCACAAAGTGATCGAAATAGCTCAGGTACAGGTTAGCCAGGTACTGGCTTGTGAAATTCCCTATAGGCAAGCCTTTATCCTTGCCGTTACTGTCAATGATCTTATCCAACAGCCTCAGCACCTGAGGATCCGCAATCGTATAGCGTATAATCCTTTTCAGTGCCTCGTGATCCACATTATCATAGAACTTCCTTATGTCTATTTTCAGGCAGTATCTGGTTCCTACAGGATCCAGAACCAAAGCCCTGTGAACGTCCTCCACGCATTTGTGGATCCCTCGCCCCTTGATACAGGCATAAGTGTTTTCAATGAACGTGTGTTGCCAGTGCTGTCCCAGCACAATAATAACGCAATGGTGAACGATCCTGTCTGGAAAGAAAGGTGCTATCATTATGTCCCTTTCCTTTGGATCCCAGATTTTCTTTACCCTATACTTTTCTGGAATATAGGTTTCGTTCACGAACAGGTCATACAGCTTATCCAGGTTCTCCAAGTATTCCCTGTTGAAAGCTCGGATGTCTCCTCTGTCTCCCTTTCCTTTCTGAGCGTTATATGCAGCCTTGCACAGAACCTCGCTTGAATAGAACAGCCAGTAGAAATCTCTCAGCTTCTTTGTTTGGCAAGCTCTCAGCTTTCCCGTCCCTGGAATATACAAGCCCTCAGGCTCTTTATCCGAATAGTCAATAGACTCGCACCTGTGGCTATAACAATACGCCAGACTGTCAGGATTTGCTTTCTTCTTTGCCATTGTGCCGTTGGCTCAAAGCAGAGTTTTCAAATTTTACTCGCACCGCTTTTACTTTCTCTTTTTTTACCAGCTATCAGCGTACCGATAGCCCCTGTGAGGTAAGGTCTGTGGGTGTACAGTGGTAATCTGTAAATCTTCGCTTAAAAATGAATTTCACCAAACGGTCTAAGCGGAACCCAATGTTCGCATTCGTATTCGTAGGACGGTTATTCGTATTCAGATAACCGAACCCAGCATTCGCACCATTATTCGCACTCCCACCGAACAGGGCAGCTCACCCACACAACCCAGATTATTTTATTTCAAAGAATCTCTGTTTTTGGAAAATCCCCAGGACAGTCAGGACGCTGACTGTCCTGGATCATTCCGTGTTTTCGTTTCCGTTTCCTGTGCAGTCTTAATTACGGCACAAGCGGAACCCAAGGTACGCATTCGTAAACGTAGGACGGCTATACGTAAGCAGAAAACCGAACCCAGCATACGCACCATGATACGCACTCCCACCGAACAGGGCAGCATACCATCCATTAGCTTCAGCTCCTGGATGATAGAAATAATCGGTTATTCCTGTAGTGCTTCCACCTCCAGCAAGATCAGGGAAACTTATCTCAGTCTGTCCATCTGTAGCCTCGTGCTTAGGATAGCAGGATGCCGTAGGGAGGTTTGTCTTTGCCACGTAGCCATCAGGAACAGTTGCCTGATTGCTGCTCGGAGTTGTGAACTTCGTGTGATCGTTACACCAGTAAGCAATGGATTCAGTTGCTCCGTTGTGGTGAATAAGCACATCGTCAGCATTTTGCCAGATATACTCAAAAGGCACCTCGAAACCACGGTAAGACTGGACGTGGAACGTCTTTGTTCCAGAGGCAAGCTGGAGCACATAATCCACCAGACCTGTGTTGTTTCCCAGAGTTGCAGTTACTCCAGAAGGGATGAATGGATAGTAACCGTTGTGTGCGTTCCAGTCAGCGGAAGCAAACGCTGTTCCGTTGCCCAGACCTCCCTGATGGAAGCCCTCAGTTGTCAGTGTGGCGTTGTAGGCTGCCTGGCAGTTCATATTGGCATACTCGATCCTCTGGAGCCACTTGATTGTGTTGTAGGCAGCAAAGCAGCCTATGTGGGTGTCATTCTTGCAATAGTTCCTCATCGTGGTTCTGGAGATCGCTGTACGTCCCATACCGAGATCGGAGTTTACAGCACCGTCACGTCCTGAGTTGTTTCCACCACCTCTGAACTGGGCAGCGTTGCTGGTGAAGATCGGCAGGTTGTTTTCGTCTCTGGCGATATTATCCCCACTCCAGGTAAGGAAGCAGCCAGATACAACAGTGTTGTTCACATTGTCCACTGTAGCCAGCCAAGGTGATATTGCCCTACGTGGGATCTTGACGAAGCCCGGCAGAGCGTACTCCGAAATGGCGAAGATCCATTCCTGCCCCGAAATCTCAAAACGAAAATAGTGATCGGGAATCTCCAGCATCACATTACCGTCCGTGCTGTCAAGAATGGCATCTACACCAGAATCTTTCTTTCGAGAATCGTTCTGGTGCAGATAGTATTTCACTGAACCGTCCGTATTCTCCACAAAACGTCTCATTTTGCCTTGAATAGGAAGTGTTCGGTGCAAGTCCAGACTGCCCACCCTGGTAAGGATAGGATCGGTGCTGGAATAGTTGCCCTTTACTCCATACCACTGATCGTATGGATAACGTGGTTTTGTTGAACCACTACCGATAAGAAGTGCCATATTTACGCCTTTTTAGCTGTTTCACCTGCTCCCCAGTAAACATCGAAGTCCGACAGGCTTATTCCGTTTGCTGAGATTTCCTGAATCTTTGCTGGTGTCCAATCTCCCACGTTCACAGGGAACGGAGAAGCCTCAGTGTCACAAACACACCGACACGTACAAAGTGCCGTTGTTACAACAGATGAAGCGTTCTTTGCGACAACCATAATGGAGAACGTCTCTCCATTCTTCATTTTGAATCCTTTGGAAAGATCTGTTATCTGTCCGTGGGATAGTATTCTAAGGTCGTTCATCGTTGATAATCTTTTACTTAGTTAATTACTGCAAATATAATCAAAAATTTGTGTTCATAGAACACACTTTTAAGCATTAAGTTCTGGGAGCATCGGAACCAGCCTTACCTCAGCTCCCGCAAAACCTATCCTGAACCAGCCTCAGGGCTACAACGCCAGCCAGTGTTTCATATTCATAATCATAAAATTGAAATCACCATCGTTTCGTGATTGATCATCTGACACATTTATCAGTATGGATGTTGTGCTTTCAATAACAACAGAGGCTTTTACTGGTGACGAATCTCCTCCGTAAGAATAGCCCTCACCCGTTGCCATTACCAAAAGATCCGTTGTACTACCTACCCATCCTGACGGAATGATCATTCGATATTTACCCTCATCGAGCCTTGCAATAGAAAATTTCTTGTTATCCCTTGTTGTTACACTCGATGTGTTTGAGCCGTGCGTTCCATCAAATACCGTTATGTATTTGAATCTTGCATAACTACTGGTTCCTGTCACACGTCCCATAGCCAGAGAGACGATCTTGTGTCCATATCTCATGGTTGTCAATATATCGTGCCTATCCAGCACAATCCAGCCAAAGAACGTGTTCCCAACACCATAGCCAAGTAATTCCAAAATCTCATTGCAGAAAGACAACGATGTCTTTGACAGACCATCCTCAAAGAAGTATTGCCCCACAGGGGCTCTTAACACGTTGCTGGAGTAATCAGTGGCAACGCCATTGTTATTATGAACTATAGTAAGCCGTCTGCCAGAATTTTTGTACGACCAAGTAAATGGCAGATCATAACCGCCAAAGGGCGCATATAGGTTATCCAGCTTATCAGAACTTAACAAGGCCTCTTCATCATCCCACCGCCAAGATTCATCGAATCTACCGAAAGGGGAACGCATTGATCCCTGAATAACGGACTGCCCATTTACACCATCAAGAAACAATAACGGCAAGAAGTCGGGATTTGTATAATCCGTGCTTTCAACACCGTTGATTGTGCCTTTCTGTGAGATCAAACAGTTATCTTTGAATATCAGTCCTCCTATATTCGCCAGGTTAGCAAGTAGGAGGTCAGTTGCCACACTTTCCCACTGTGTTCCAAACGGTGTCCAGAAGTCGGCATTTGTCGGCAACACATTCACAAAAGAGCCAGCCGTTAAGTTGGCAAGGTAATACTGCGCCTGGAACTTGACAACATCACGCCTCGCCGAATTTCCGTAATACATCTTGTTCGGCTGATATTCTCCCTGATACGTAATCGCTGAATCCTGAGCGTACTCTGTCGGCTCCGTCCAAAAAATTGCCGTATCACCCCTGACTGAGCCTATTGACTGCCACAGCTTACCACCACCAAAGGTGATTACATTGAAATAAATAGCATCATCGTACTTGTTTTGCGAGGCATCCTTTATGTACCACACCCTCACGAAGTGGTTTCCTGCAGTCGGCACACTGATAGTCGCAAGTTCACACACTCCATCACCAGAAACTATTTTTACGTATGAGGACGCTGTGCTGCGTGACGGTTCAGTGGTGTTATCCAGGGCTGTCACAAATCCGTTGTCATAGTACCCCTCGCACGAAGCTCGCATAGATATTACGATCTTCTCATTTGCACTTGTAGTGCTGAAATTTATCTGCACATACCCCTTAAAGTTACTCAGGTAGTCAGGATCCAGGCACTTTATCCTGTAGGTATCATTTACCTGTGCAAGATCAAAGTGGGAGTATGCCTCCTCAGAAGCTTTGGCGATGGAAGTCACACTCAGCGTGCTGGCAGGAGCTTGTTTCTCCAGCCTCCAGCCGGCTGGAGGCACACTTGATCCTGTAGGGGTTGTCGGCTTGGAGGTGGAGTTGGTATAGACGGTTACTTTTGTTATGCCGTCCTGCCCATCCTGTCCATCTTCCACGAGCACCTGAACCTCGCTCCACTCGGTGGCAGCAATGGTATCAGTGGCACCACTGGATACTGCTGTAGCCTGTATCACATAGCACGGATAGCCATTTGTCCCTGGCACATTCTGTGTCCATCCAGAGAGCGTACCAGAAAGGATACCTGTCGCAAAGGTATAAGTGAGCGCACTTGTGGGCTTTGACGGAGTGCTCGGAGAACGCTTATATAGGAATACCGTTGCAGCATTCATACCGTCCTGTCCGTCTCCACCTTTTATTGGAATAGGGTTGCCCCAGGTTCCGGAATCAGCACTCGCTGCCACTTTCTGGCTCATCCATTTTGCGGAGCTTGTGGCGTTTGTATGCCAGCCCCCTGTGATCCCAGATCCAGTAGGTACGGACGGTATGTTGTCAAGTGCGTTATCGTGGTAAGTGATAAACACGGAAAGACCGTCTGATCCATCTGCTCCGTCCTGTCCGTCTGAGCCGTCCAAAACCATCAGAACCCAGGCAGAACCGTCATAGATATAGACCCTTCCGTTGTCAGTATCCTTATAGCACCAGTTCTTTACTGGATTTGACGGAGGAGTGCTTCTTTCGCCTTTCCACACAATGGATAACCCGTCACTGCCATCCTGTCCATCCGTGCCATCTACAGTCATTTGATACCAGGAACCGTCCTGATAGACGTATGATTTTTTTGTGCTGGAGTTATAATATGCCCAGCCGTTCTGCGGATTTGCTGGAGCACTGGCAAACGTTCCTTTCCAGACAATAGAGGTTCCGTCCTGACCGTTCACACCATCTGCTCCGTCAAGCCCATCCTCCACAAGCTCAACTGGCTCTGAAAATTCATTCGGGGCAATCGTATCTGTGGCTGTTCTGCTGACAGCAGAAGCCAGTGTGATATACAGAGCCTGTCCGTTGTTGGCAGGGACACCTCTGCTCCATCCTGACGGAATAGGGCTTAAGGTATCTGTCGCAAAGGTGTAAGTGAGTGTAGAACTCCAGTCTATGCTCGGCTTCGATGTATCCCTCTTGTAGAGCCGTACCATTGCCTGGCTATAGCCGTTCTCACCAGGCACGCCACTGCCTATGACTTCCCAATATGTTGTGTCAGTAGGCAAATGCCCCTTTGTCTTTGTCGAATACCTGTATCTAAAGGTTGCGGTCTGTCCATATACGGTATATGAGACCTCATCGCCCAGACAATACCACCTATCGGGATCAAAAGCGCCACACCATACCCCTATCTTCTCAAGATCACCGTTGCCAGCCTGAACCATCGTGCCCCTCAGTACGAGCTTGCCAGTTCCATCAACGTTCCACGCCAGGGAGCTGTTTGAATTGCCTATCCTGAATTTGTTTCCCTCCAGATCCAGATAGCTTTCACCGTCAGAGGTCACGATCCGTCCTGTCGTGATCGTATTGCCGTTTATTCTTGTGAAGCCGTAAGTGGTGGTAAAGTCTCGGAATCTATCACCAACGCCCAAGGATCCGATCACACCGACCTGGAAATAGTAGTTATTCGGATCTGTATCATTCTCAACTTTCAGCTGATCCTGTGTGACGTACCATACACCGTTTGTCCCAGTTTTGGAACACTTGGCGAATACATAATAGCCTCCAGCCTGTGATAGTGTCACCTCCTGTGTAGCCATATTCCAGCTCCTCACGCTGTCCTCCTGGATAGTCAAGTGGGAAAGAACACCTGAGCTTGCCGAAAATTTATTAACGTTACCGCCATAGTTTGCTTCCAGGATAACGCCTGTGAGCACAAACTGCTGGCTCTTGCTGCCAACTGTGAGCATATTGGTATCAATGCTGTTCGGCTTGATATTCTCTGGATCGAAATAGCCGTCAGCATCGTACACCATATTCCTCAGCTCCTCTGTAGTCCTCCAGCCCCTCTTTGCCTTTGCCAGGTTTCTCAGGTCATTGATCTGGATTATCTTCTCGTGCTCTATCACGTCCAGAACAGACTGAGCCACCACACTTATTGCAGTCGTGTCACTCAGTGTAAGTGTATAGCTGTGATCCAGCAATAGATTCCTGCTTACTTTCTGGATTCTGATATTCTTCTCAATCCCAAATCTTGTATCTTTAACAGGCACGTAGTCACCAACCTTAAACAGGCAAGTGTCGCTATCTCCTGGCATATTCTCCAGGAAATACTCCCTGTCAAAGGTCAGCTCATACTGGCAGCGTGCCTGTTTCGCCTCATTGAAATACTCCAGAGCCTTGTACCACAGATCCTCCTCGGCATTCTGAACGTAGCTGTCAGGCATATTTATATCCGTCAGCTTGTATTTGTCTCCTACCACGAAACGGAAAGCATCTGTATCCTCTGTTGGGATCTTCAAGCCCCTCTCATCTGTGTAAGCGATCAGCTTGAACGTCTTTGTGGTGTGATCGTACTTGCTCAGCTCAAACTCCTGTCCTGCCAGCTTGCCTGTTATGAAAGTGAGCTTGGCACTGGTGCCGTCAATAAGATACCTGGTGCCCTCGCTGTCCTTTTCATTCAGATCGAAGTCCATAGTATTGTCCACAAACTCCAGGACGGAACCGCCCAAAGCTGTGACGGTGCCTGTGCGTTTCGGATACACATCATCGAAAGTCTGTGTGTCCTCCTCCACGCCTATTACCTGAGACATTGCCACGTCCTCCAGGTAACGCTTGGAATCGTCAGCCACGCCTATTGTCTGGGTTCCTGCCTCAATCACAGTGCCGTCTTTCAGGACGTGACGGTTCCTGTTCACCCTCTGAGGATAGGGCAGCTGGAGACGATCTGAATAGTCCCTGTATTTGTTTTTGATATTCTGGGTTCCACCCTCTGCCCAAAGCCTGGTGATAATAGCCTTATCGTCCACCTTTTTCTCTTTGAGCTGCCACAGTCCGTTACCCTTGCCATACTCGAAATAGTCAGCTCCGCTTGGAGGTGTAACAACCTCTCCGAACTGTCCGATATGAATTGTGTTCACACCGTTGGCAGTCGTGATCCTGAACTCCAGATTAAATTTGTCCTTTGAGCACAGATCCTGAATCACCTGGAGCACATTGCTCTTTGAGAAAGACACGGTGATAGGCTCGGTGTCTGGGCAGTTCTGCTCATCAAAAGCCCACTCGCCTGGATTGTCCCTGTTCAGATTGTAGATTGCAACCCTGACGAAATCCTTTATGGAATACGTGAGATCGAAGATCGCTTTTGTGCTGTTCCCATTGGCATCACAGTTCCTGTACTGACATTTCATAAGGTCGTACATCACGCCATAGAAAGTCAGTGTGTGTATGTAATCCTCCTCCGTCTGCAGTTGTCTCTCTGGCGTTGTCCTGATCTTGTACGTATAGCCATTGATCACCACCTTGTCACCCCTGCCAAACTGATATGGCTGGGTTGTTCTGAGGGTGATCTTCACAGTATCGTCACTCATCAGGGAGGTTTCCTGAACCGCCTGTGTCGGAGTGCAGAACGGTTCTGGGCTAAAGCACTTTATTACTGTGCCATCCCTTTTGATTATTTCAATTTGTTCCATATCACAATAGCAGAGGTTGAAAAGCTCGTTATATCCTCAATCACGCCAGTTATGATAATATCATATTGACCTGGGGCTGAATAAACGTGGGAAGCTGTCTGGTTCTGACCTGAAAGCCCGAAAGTGTGCGTGCCGTCTCCCCAATACACATTCAGCATCTTGTTGCTGGAGAAAGTGAAAGAAACGCTGCTTCCAGTGCATCTGAGCACCCTCTTTACTGGCTCATCCTCCGTAAGCTCCAGCTTGAACGTTCCAACCATAAGGGCATTGTTGTATGATCCCCAGGTCTTAGCTGGATCCACACTCTTGCTTTGGTACACCTCATACACAAGCGGTTTAGACGTGCCATCATAATCAACCCTGAGCCTCTGTGTGCCAGAGCCGTCAAATTGTGCAAAGAAAGCATTTACTTTGTCCACAAAGTCTGTTCTGGAATGTGCCTCTATGAAGCAATCCAAGACGATCTTTCTCTCTTTGTAACGTGGATTCTTTTTGTCCCTGACCTTTCCGTGATAGGTATCCCAGTTTACAGTCAGTCCCTCTTTTTTTTCGAGTTGTCCAACCAGCCCTGTAGAGGCAGAAACATACACTCCAAGTGATTTGAAGTTTATGCCGTTAATGTAGTATTCAACATCGGTTCCCATATTTTTTGAAAGTTTGATTATTTCTATTGCTGAAAGAGCCTCCTCATAAACCCTAAGCTCGTCTATTGTTGCTTCGCTTTCCTGGAACCCTGGCTCATTGAGGGAAAAGCCAATAGGATTCTCTGTGATTTCATTAAATGATACGAGGTACTGATCTCGATAAACAAGGAACGTAGATCCTGAGCGAACAAACGCAAAGAAATACCATCTGTCAGGCTCAACGTCCAGCCACTGCTCCAGGTACTCATCTATCCCAGAGAAATTCAACAGCCATCCAATCTGGCTCTGCTTTGGCTTCACCCAGCACGATATTGTGAAGTCCCTGCTGTACGGAATATCGTAATCCGTCTCCAACGTGGCACCGTTAAGCTCCATTGCAGCTCCTCGCACAACGTTCTCTGTTGTCAGACCTGCTGCCCCTGTTACCGTTGCGTGATTCTGATTCTCGGAAAAATCCCCTGTCATTCCATACTCCAACTGATCGAATGGCAGATATAATTTAAGACTGTTATTCATAAGTAGCTGTTTTCTTGTTTACCACCTTAACGTTACCTGTGCTCTGTACTTGGGCATTCCCATACACATTAACAAGCACCCTTGCTTTGCTGCCAATCACTGAGATAGACAATTTTACATCATCAAATATATCTACAGTCAAATGAGCACTGCCACACGCTGTAACATTCATTTCAGAAGCGTGTCTCGCAAACACTCTTGACACGGAATAACCGCTGTAGAACAGATCGGCTTTGCAATCCCCATTCAGAGACAGATCCTCCCTGTTTCTCTCCCTGACACACGGATCATCAATGAACACTCCATAAGGCTCACACTTGCCCTTGAAGTTCTGCCTAAGAAAATCCAGGGTTGGGAAATCTTTGCTAATACAGAAATCAATACCCTTGAAGTACAACTGTGCCAGTTCCTCCATAGTGATATTTTCTTTACTGAGTTTTATTTGCCAAAGACGGCATAATCCTTTCGTCACACCGTCCATTTTGAGTTGTGATATTATATTTTCCATATTCATTTATTATGAAATCCCCTGCGAAAGGAGCGAATTTTCACGATTCTTAATTTCTCGAAGATCTGCTCTTATCTCCCTGAGTTCCCTTGCACTATCGGATGTATTCTGAGCGATCTCTGCTTGATAACGCAGAGCGTTTCTCAAAATTTCCATTTGCTGGCTCTGATTGATAACCACAGCATTCATACGACCAGCCACAAGACCTCCTGTCTCTTCGCTCATTCCACGGACAGCACCAGTAAGAGGATCCTCTTGGCTCTCCTCCTCATCCTGGAGCCACTTGCCTGTGTTTTGCAGATACGCTTGCTGCTGCTCATCCAACCTCCGTTTGTACTCATCCAGCATTGCCTCCTCAGATTCGGAGATCACACCATCCCTCAGTGCTGTTGTCAAATAACTCATAAAAGATTCAACCTCTGGCTGGAGCTTATTTTTCAACTGTTCAATTATCGCATTCTTGATAAGATTCTTGACTGTAGCTGTTGATCTTTTTGCAGCATTCTCACCCTTTGCCCAGGCATCAGCATAAGCCGTAGCGAACTCATCAATGGCACTGGCTACATCGGTGCCCATAATTGCCTCAATGATATTGTTCTTTGAGTTTTCTGCTATCTCTTTCTCGTTCTCAGCGATCTGCTTCTCCCACTCCGCAATTCTCTCGGAATCAGTCTTTTTCTTATCCTCCTCCTCTTGAATCTGCTTGCGGATCTTCTCATTCTGCTTTCTCAGGTTCTCTGACTGCTGTTCCAGCAAATCTGCCTTATTGGATGAATATGCACTCTCAATGGATTCACCCAGATTGTCATAGGCATCAGCCAGGCTATCTATTTCTTTCTGGAGATCTTTGATATTTTCCTCGTGCAAAGCATCACTCATTCCATTCAGCGACACAATGAAATCACCGACACCAGAGATCACGTCAGTTATACCACCGATTAGGTCTCCTGACATAATTTTGGCTGCACCGCCAGCAGCCTTGCCCACACCTCCAAGAGCACCAGATACACCCTCAATTATTGCTGAGGTCTTTCCGTCTGCCCCAAAGCTGTCAGCCACAGATGCTATGGTACCTCCGATACTGCTTGTGGTCTGTGATATGCCCCCTATGGCACTGGCAGCCTCCTGAGCTGCCGACACAACGCCAGCTTTGTATTTCTGAATTTCCTTATCACTGAGGTTCTGTTTCTGAGCCTGTTTGAGATCCTTAAGACTGCTGATATAGCTTGAAAAGCCCTTTCCCAAAGCCTTGAACGGATTAAGCTGGACAATCTTATCCTTTGCCTGGTTAAGGCTCTCTATGAGTGCCTTGTAGTCCGCTGGGGAAAGTTTAAGGTTGGTATCCCTGAGCTTCCCCTGAATGTTATCCACCAGCTTCTGGATCTGTGAGGCGGTCAGAGTGTCCAGGTTCTGGAAAAGGTTTTGCCAGTCAGCTGAGGCTTGGAGCTGTGCCACCTCCAGCTCGGACAGGGCATCAATCTCGCCTTGGTTGATCCTTTCCAGCAGCTCCTTATTGTTCTGAGCCTGTTCGGTCAGCCTCATTGCAGCGTATTGAGCAGAAATGCTGTGCTTCTTCTCCTCATAGCTCTTGAAGTCCTCCATAACAGTATTCTGGAGTTCTTTCTGATACTCCACATCCTGCTCATCCAGAGAATAAGCTGCCTGTGTCGTATCATCCTCATTCAGGTTAAAATCACCGTTTGCCAGCTTCTCCTTAAGATCAGCGACAGCCTGGATTTTTTCTGCCAGAGTGCTTGCCTGGCTGAGCGTCTGCTGTACGCTCTCCTTGAACAGATCCATAGCGGACTTAACGCCAGCGATCTCATCCTTTTTTGCCAAAAGCTGGTTCAGGGCATCGGCATCACCATCAGAGAATGTTTCTGGGCTGTTCGTTTTTCTGCCCTCCAATTCCATTATCTGATTGTTGATCCAGGACGTGAAAGACGTTCCGCTTTGCAACAGTGAGGCAAAATGTTTGTCGGCAACGTCCTTTCCAACGTTCTGAACCCATTGAAAATACAGCTCGTACTGTTTTTTCTTGTAGTCTATCTCACCATCAAACAGGCTCTGCTGGGTTTTGTCGAAGCTCTGGTTTTCTGCAGTCCTCCTTGCCTCAAAGCCACCTTTCTCCTCCTTGTTCAGTCCACCCTTGCCAGCTTTCTTCCTGGCTTCGATAAGCTCTTTCTCCTCCTTATTTATCCTGTCCAGATTTCTCTGGTGCTCCAGGGTAGCAATAGCCTTGCGTTTCTCATAACCCTCCTCCATAACGGAGATCCTTGCCTCCTCTACGGCACGCTCAGCCTCCAGCTGTTTCTGGCTCAGGGCTGCCTGATTGTCGGCTCCTTTCTCTCCTGCCTTAGGCATTTTCTTTGACAGATTTTCTATCTCCTTTGTCAAAGATTTATATTTCGCACTGTTGATCTCAACATTAGAACGCTCATCCTTAAGTTCCTTGATTCTGGCAGAAATTCCAGATTCGGTATTGAGGCTATCCTGCTTCTTGGTCTTGGCTCCTGTGAGCTTATCCAGGAGTTCCTGGAGTTCCTTAAGCTCGGTGTTGTCAGATTCAACCTTGACAGTCTTTTTGTTCAGCTCATCAATCCGCTTCTTGGTATTCTTGATCTGGGTATCCAGGTCAGAGAAACTGAGCGTTGTGTAGTCCGTCTCCACGGTAACAGTAACCTTTTTGTCTTTCTTGGCGTACTGTTCGATCTGGGACAGCTCTTTCTGCACATCTCCAGATTCAGTCTTTGCCGATTCGACTATTTCATCAAAATACTTCTGGAGCGTGCTCTTGTAGCTATTCATGTCATTGTCAGTTGCTCCAGTAGCAGCCTGGAACGCCTCAGACATTCCATTGAACAGCTCGTTATAGGTCTTGGTGTATTCCTCGCCTGTCAGCCCCCTGAGTTTGTCAGCTGCTTGCTTAGCATCGGCTTCAATCATTTCAAACAGGGCATCAGAGGCTCCCTGGATCTCCTTTACACCATACCAGTAGCCCTCGCCTCCATTCTCAGGCACGTAATAATTCTTGAACTTGCCTGTCTTTTTCTTAAGCCCATCAAGAGCCTCGGTGTCTCGCTCACTTCTATCCTGTGCAGCCTGTTCCGTGTACTTTGCCTTGATCTTCTCAGCTGTATTCTCCTGAACAGCTTTGGTAAGCTCATCATACTTCTTCCTCTGATCTTCCAGGGTGCTATTTTCCTCCAGTAGGGTAACGTTGTACTCCTTACACAGAGCATTGATCTTATCAATGGCTTTCTTGTGGCTGTTGGTACCCTCGGTGGTATGCTCCAACACTGCCATCATAGTATCCAGCTCCTCAGTTTGTTTCCTGGTGGAATCCTGAAACTCACCCTGAGCCGTCTTTGCCTCTTTGGTCTTGCCAGTGAACATTGTAATAGCACTGACTACCAAACCAACAATACTGAGAATCCAGCCCAGAGGATTGGCTTTCATTGTTGCCCAGAGTGTCTTGACCGCCAGCGTAGCCTTTGAGGTAACAGCGGAAAGAACGCTGGTGGCAGCAGTTAGTGCTCCCTTTGCAGCCGTATCCTGAACACTTGCTGCCGTGCTTTGTCTTGTGGCAGCTGCTTCCAGGGCTTTCTTCTTTGCATAAAACTCTGACTGGGCAGCCAAAGCTGCTTTCCTGGTGACTGATTGCTGCTCCACGGCAGCCTCCAGTCTTTTCTCTGCTGCTGCTATTGTCGTAGCACTACCTCCAGCCTTTGCCCAGTACACATCAAGACGTGCCTGTTCCACCGCTGCTGTGCTGGCTATTGCACGTTGTTTGGCAGCTTCGACAGAGGCAGCAGCAGCACTCACATCTGCCCTCATTGCTTCCAGGGTGGCAGCCCTGTTCGCTTTCTTTGCCATTACCTCCTGTTCCAGAGCTGCCTTATAAATGGCACTCTTTGACGAAAGATCCGTCTTTTTCAGGGCTTCCTGCTGTTCAACCGACAGAACACCCAGGGCTGCTGCTTCATAGCCCTCAGAGCTTGTGGTAAGCCCCAGATTTGATAGGTATTCCTGCTGTTGAGCCGTGAGGAGACTGGCTATTGTGGAGATCCTGAGCTGCTTTACGAGGTTTGCCTGTTCCTCAGCCGTAAGCTCAGCCTGGAGTGCTGCCACGTGTGCCTCATCAGCCTTTGTCATAAGCTCCGTCTGAGCCTTTGTCTTGCCAGTCATAGCAGCATCGGCTTTCAACAGAGCGATCTTCATAGCCCTCACTGTGTTGTCTATCAAAGCAACGCCAGTGTAGCCCTTTGTAGCCAGTGTGTTTGCCACGATACCAGCCTTGACAGAGCCGTAACCGATTGCAACGGCTTTCAGGATCCTGATTATCTCATCGTAGTTTTCTACCAAAGTAGAAGCCATACCGATAGCTCCAGCGAAAAGATCCTGATTCTGTTTGCCGATCTCATTCAGCATACTGTCCCAGGCATCCTCCAAGTTGGAGATCATACCAGTAAGGGAGGCTGACTGTTTCGCCATAAGGTTGTAGAACTGCCCTCCAGCTCCAGTGAGCTTGTTGAGCACCTTTTCCACGTCAGCAAAACCGATCTTGCCAGCCGTAACCATTTCATTGATCTTCTCAGCTGTCACACCGTACATATCTGCCAGCTCACGAACCAACGGAATACCACGCCCAGTGAACTGCCTTACGTCCTGTGTATAGAGCCGTCCCTGAACCATTGTAGTACCATAGAGGTACACAATATCATTCAGAGGGATGGACAGTCCAGAAGCTATGTTTCCCAGCTTTATAAGGGTGTCATTCACCTTATCCGCTGCCAGACCGTAAGCCATAAGCTGTTTGGCACCGCCAGCAACGCCCATAAGGTCAAACGGTGTCTTTGCAGCCGTCTCCACCATCTGATTCATCAACGCCTGGGCTTTGGTTCCGCTGCCCAGCATCGTCTCAAATGCTATCTCCAGCTGCTGGAATTGTCCTCGTGTAGTGGCTATACTCTGGAGCACGCCAGCAAAGCCCTGTCCCACCAGGAATGTGGTAAGATATGCTGCTCCCCTTTGGGCAAACTGGAGCAGGGAGTTTTCCATATCCGCTGCCTCTGCCTGGGTTGTAGTGGAAACGTGCCTAATCTGCTTTTCCATAGCCTGAGCCGACACGCTAAAATCGTCTATATCCAGGGTTGATTTGAACCCTAATGCTCCATCAAGATTTTCCATTGTTATTCGCCACTGATAAATTTCTTTAGATCATCCTTTGTCCTCAGTTTCATTTCCACCACATTCTCCTGCTCTGACTTCTGCTCTGTTTCCATCCTGGCAGCATCTGCCATCATCATATTGACGTTGAGCCAGCTTATACCCCAAAGCAAATACTCATACGTCCACCCAAAGGTTTTACAGATTTCACCTCTGTTCCCCCAGGGGCTTTTCATTCCTTTTACTCTACCAGATTTGCTTTGGGTTCCGTCTCGCTGCTTGACAATATCAATCTGATAGAGTTTGTAAAACCCCCTGAATTACGCATTACGGTAATGGTGCTACACAAGCGTTCCATTTTGGCAACAGTCAGGTGTGTGAAAAAGAACTGCTGTAGGGGTTTCACTTTTTTGTAAAGCGGATCTGCAACCTCTGAGCAGTTAAGCACCGCAATAGCAAGGATTCTTGCCAGCCTCTGGCTGTATCTGAATAGCCGTTTGCTCTCCTCTACAGGATTCTCCTGGATCTTTCCCTCATTGTATTCGATTTCGATACTTTCCTTTCGGATCATATCAATAGTTCCCAGGTATAGAGGTTTGATTACAAAATGCCTCATATACGTCTTTTCCATCCTCTGCTGGATAGCGTCTGGTATCTCCTCCAGAGAAACGTCCCAGTCTTTCGGTATTCGGCTGTCTCTGTAGAACCTGGTGTACTTCGGAAACAGCTTATTCCACGTCTTGATCCACCAGGGTACTTTCTTGGGAGTGAGCTTCAATGGAACAGAGAATTTTGCACCCAGAGAAATGAGGGTGTTGATTGCCTGTTCTTCAAGTTCCAGTTGTTCCTCTCGTGTGAGTTCTTTGTTTTCCTCCATAGCTCGTGTTATTTAAGAAAGCCCCCCATCCTGGGGATAGGAGGCTTTCCGTTGAGTAAATACACAGCAGGGCGATTAGTCACCACCACTGTTTTGTCCAGGGATCGTTTGATCCGTGGTGTACTTGACTTTGGTTTCAGGATCGGCAGTTACATCCATCAGAGTAATGCCTGTCTTGGCATAGGTGGTGTTGATCTTACCCATAACGTCCGCACGGGCAATATGGAGTGCATCACCATCATCAGGGAGGATAATGAATGCCATCTTGATAGGTGAGTAGGTCTCAGGCTCCTCATAGGTTGCTGGAGTAGATGTTCCAGCAGGGGCATATGTACCACCCTCGAAGTCCTTACGCTGCTCCATACTTGGATCCATAATAGAGAACACGAGTTGTTTTCCGCCTTTCTGCTTCACAATGATCTTCTTAGAGCTGGTTTCGCTCTTGTGAGTTGTAGTTGAACCGTCACCCTCCTTGAAAGTGGCAGTATCCTGATAAACGTCCACAGTCTTGAAACCAGCAGTTGGCATTGTGCCAGCTGCGATTTCAGATGCCGTCAGGACTTTGTAATAAAGGGCTTTAATGCCCACAGTTGCTAAAATCATAGTTGTATGTGAATTTTAATTGTTCTTTTCTCTTATAACGATTTGCAGAGCTAAGGACATAAAGTGCTCATCGTGCCCTTGTTCCTTGATCGCCGGGTTTAATCGTCCGATATACCAGTTCCACCCAGAACCAGGCTCCACGTAGTCTTTGAGGACTGCAATCACCTGTGCTCGAATCTCTGTCAATCGTGCATCATTCTTTCTGAATACAGTTTCTCCTGTCTCAGGATCTGTCAGGTTAAGGTCAGGAACGTGGATATTCACATTTATCTGCCCAAACCTCAGCGAAGCCTCACCATCGGAGGTGTGCGGAACTATAATCACGTCCTCTCTTGAATAGTTGGTGCGTTCATAGTCCACGATCCCTGAGATCGTCAGTGTCTGAGCTGTCACAGCAGCCGTAAGCAGCTGATAAACTCTCTGCGATATTTCCTCAGTCGTAATCATACGCCAAACATTTCCTTTGCCTTTTTACTGGCTTTTTCCTGTAACTGTGCGACAACTTTTGGGAAGTCCGTTCTGCATTTAAGCTCAGCAGGAAGTATCACGTTGTAGCCCTTTGCCTCCACATAGGCAGCGTAGTTCATTCCAGCTACCACGATGAGTGAGAAAGTGTTGGGCACACTGGCAGCGTAATCTGTAGCCACCTTTAGTGCTGTGTCGGCACCCTCTCCAGGCTGGTTTTCCCCACCGTAAGAAACTATCTTGCCCTCCTTAACCACAGCGTAAGCAATGGAGTTTGTGAGGTTGCCTGTTCGGTCAGTGTAGTTGTGCTGCTCTTTGGCATACGTAACAAGTTGCTCACCCAGGTACTGGAGCTGGAACAGCGTTGCTTTCTCAACTCTTTCCCTGAATGCTGCCACCTGTGCAGCAATGTAACCCTTTCCGAACTGTGGCGTTATCCCCATATCTCAGTGTATCTCCTATTCAAACTGTCCACGCCCTGAACGGTAAACACGTCCTCCTGTCCATTCTCATCCGTCACCTTGACTTTCATTCCCACGACAAACTCAACCTTGCAATACTTGGATATAAATACGTCATAGTTGTAGCCGTGATCCTGTCCGTCTGTGCCACGTCTGATAACAGCAGGAAATCCTTTGTCTATCTGGCACTCCATTCCGTCCAACCAGGCTTCTGCTGGCACCCCAGAGCTTACTATATAACCTGTCAGGCTATCTCTCTGTGCCCCCTGGATGAGCTGATACTGGAACGTGCCGTTTGTCCTGCCCATAGCGTTACCACATTTTTGAACCGTCAGAAATCTCTGGCACCTCATCAAAATCGGATACGTCCAGACCGTTTTCCTTGCAAAGAGTCTTGATACGTTTTTTCAGCTCATCGGTGTTATACCCCTGTGAGGACTTACCGAGGCTGTCGGAGGACAGGACGGTGAGCTTACAGAGGCAGCGGATGGCTGCAACAGCAATAGTGCGTTTGTCAGCAGCAGGATCGTATGCCTCAGTCTCAGTCTCCACACCAGCATCTGCCAGGGCTTTTCTCAAAGCACTGCCAGAGACGGTATAGGGTTCAAGCTCAGCAATCAGAGCATCCAATTTTGTGAGTGCCATAGCTGTCAAAGATCTTTATTGGTAAACCGTTTATCCACGGAAAATAATAGTCCAGAATTAACCTCCTTGACGTAACCCTTAACGTAAATATCATATACGGTTGCATCGTTGAAGTTATTGAGAACGTTGCTCTGGATGTAGCTGTCAAGCCAGGCATTTGCCTCCACGCCCTCAGGTGCCTCTATGCTGTAGAGCAAGCTGGCATTGCTGATCTGGAACACGTTTACCTGATCGTTGAGAACGTTTACAGAGAAGTCCCCTGCTATAGCCGTGGGAGCGTTTGACACGTCCCCAGTAAGCTCCAGGCTGAACTTAAATTCTGGTTTTACGTTGTTGCACGCCACGGCTCCCAATAGGAGACAGGCGAGCACTGGTAGTATTTTCAGAAAATTTTTCATCTTGATTTGATTTACTTGGTTAATACTTTCGCAAGCTCCTGAGCCTGTTCCTCTGAAAGCTCAGAGACTTTCTTGGACACGGCTTTCAGTCCAGCATTGGCTGCTGTCTTGACACCGATTGCGTTCAGGGCTTTCTTGACTACAGCGACAGGGTAGCTTTCGCTTCCTACAGTCACCACCTCGGCAACCTCCTCAGGTTCCTTTGCCTCAGCCTCAGCTGCCTGTTCAGCAGCCTCCTCTGCTGGAGCCTCGTTCTGAGCCTCAGCAGGAGCTTCCACAGCTTCCTTTACAGGTTCTTCTTTCGGTGCTTCTGGCTGATCTACAGTCACCACCTCGGCAAAGTTCAGCTCCTGGAGCCTCTTTACCCTTTCCTCGTCTTTTGTGATGAGGAGTTCCCCAGGGTGAAGCATTCTCCCTGGGTGCTCCTTATCGTAAAAACAGGTTTTAGCTTTCAGAGTGTACATAGCTCTCGAAGATTAAGCGGTGATAGCAGCCTCGTAAGCAGCCTTTGTCCTCCAGCTGGAACCGTCAGAGGTAGCAACCTCGGTAATTCCACGTACCTGGAAACAGATGATCTGGTCGATCTCGGTGATGATAGGAATCATACGAGCTGAACCCTGGGTGTATTCGGCTGCAACCTGAGAGGTTGAATCACCAGTACGCCACTTGGCAATACGGATACCGTCACCAGCGTTCATATACTCTACGTTCTCCTCCTCCATCAGCTCATTGTCCTCAATGGCTGGCTGGATTTCACCGATCTTGCCAGCTGGCTTGATACAGATGTAGTCGTGCTGCCACGGCTCAACAGCGGTACGGTTTCCGTCCACGTCCTGAGCCATCTTGCGTGTTACCACGGTGATAGCAGGGATCTGGTTCTCGGAAAGGAGGTTCTTGAACTCTGTTTCCGTCACAGCCATATCCTTTTTGTCGGTGCCGTGAGCAAGGAGGCGAGTGAGAGCATCCCTCTTAAGCCAGAAATACACGTCCTGAGCCATAAGGATCTCACCAGGCTCAAAGCCACGGTTGCGAAGCTCAGAGCAGATTTCGGCAAGCTGCTCAATAGGAGAGACTTTGCCAGCAGCGGTGTTGGTCTCGTACCAGTTGTACACCGAAACGAGCTTGTTGTCCTCACCCATATTGTAGTCCACCTCATAGGCACGTCCACCAGGGTTGTTTATAGACGGAGTGAACTGGCAGATACCCCAGTTTGAAAGGGCACGGAGGAGAATGTAGTCCATCACGTCCTTGCATCCGAGATAGGCATCCTGCATTGCATTCCTGAGTGTCTTTTCAATGGCTTTCACCTTATCCCGTTCCTTAAGGAAAGGGTTTTTGTAAGTCTCCAGGAGCTTGCGATACTCAGAGGCTTTCATAGGGAACTTGTGTCCCACACGAGGGATCTCACCAGTCCAAATATCGAAGCCGTCAGATCTCCTGTTAGGGGTAGGAGATTCATCACCGATAATGGTTGCCATAAAGCGGAGACGGTACTTGCCCTGGATACCCTCAGCAGTGAGTGACATTTGAGGGGTGTTGAAGTCACAGAGCCTGTCGCAATACATCTCCTGGAACAGCTTAACCTCACGTTCTGAGGCTTTGTCAAAGGTCTTTTTCCACATTGCCAGAAAGTCAAGCGGCTTGCCCTCCCTGTGGAGACCTGTAAGAGTTGCGTAAATTGATTTCATAATTTGTTCCTCCTTTTGAATTAGCACTGAGCTTCCGTGAGACGGATATGGCAGTTACCAGCAAGGTACTCACCACTGATCTGTGAAGCAGGAATAGGAGCCACACGGTTCTTGTACAGAGCGTACTGGAGTGTGTCAGCAGTCACGTCAATAGGTGTTTCAAAGTCACGAACCTCCACGTCAGAGACGGTGAGACGTGTCGCTGTGCCGATTTCGGCTGCATAGTCAGCTGCCTGTTCGTTAGAACCAACAGTGACTTTCTGAACGATCTCCAGAACGTCACCAACAGCAAGCCCAGTGATAGCTGCTGAAAGCACAATATCAAAGGAGTTGTCGGTACGCTTTACGTTGGAGATAGTCGGAACATTGCTCCAGGCAACAGAATTGGCAGAGAAACCAGCCTTATAGACAGGCTCCCCAGCCACGAAAAGAGGCTCATAGAACTCACTAACCTTGAGTGAGACTTTCTTTGCATCGTCCGCATCAATAGCCACAACCTTTGCGGTCTTGATGATCTGTACGGTGCGGTTTGTTTCGTCCACAATGGCAAGCGAACCCTCAGGAATGACAGCATCAGCAGCAAAGCTCTGATTTGTCTTATCCAGGTTGTAGCCACCAGGAACGATTGAAACGGCACCAGTAAACACAGGACGTGAGCCTGAGAATGAACGAACTCTACGTTTCATAATTGTTTACTTTTTTTCGGTTGAAATTGATTTTAGCAAGTCCTCGGCAGCACTATCAGCGTCCTTGTCACTTGCCCCCTTAGCACCCTCCAGATCGTCTTTGTCCAATCCATTGGTGATAAGCTCCTGCTTGTAAGCGGAAACCACTTCCTCCACATCCTCATCGTCCTCAATGGACTTTGCGAAACGCTTGCGGAGATACTGTGGGATCTTGTGCTTCTCCAGAGCTGCTTCGATCTCTGCCTGTCTGGTATGCTTGGACTTTTCAGCCTCAGCTGCTGCCAGCTTTTCCTCCAGGGCTTTGATACGTGCTTCCATAGGATCCTCCTTTTTGGACTTCTTGGATTTCTTGGACTTTGTTTCGTCCTCATCGCCCTCATCGTCCTCATCGCCCTCATCGTCCTCATTTTCCAGATCTTCTTTCTTCACCTTTTTCTTGGTGTCCTTTTTAGCTGCCCATCTGGTTGCTTCTGCCTGGCTGTGTTCGGCAATCTTAGCCACCTGATTTGCAACTTTCTCGATCTCCTCGGTGTCTGTCGAATCGTCTGCAATGCTGCCACCTATAGCCTCGGTTATCGCACTCAGATACTTCTCAGACAAGCCATAATCTTTGCAAAGGGTCTTGACCTTATCGAAAAGTGCTTTGTTCATAAAATGAATTGTTTTGGTTTATAACAACTGCAAATATATGATTTATTTTTCAATGTGTGTCTATCAAACACAAATAATTTAACCAGGTTAATAAATCCGCCTGGAGCTGGATTTGCCTACGAAAGTGCTATATTTTGAAAATAATTGATAAAAAGTATTGCATATTAAAAATAAAGCACTAACTTTGCGCTGTGTTTAGGGAACACAGAACAAAGTGCAACGTTCAAAAACAGAGTTATTATGACACAGAATGTAACAATCCAACAGGTAGAGGAGATCGTATCAGTTCTCACTCCAGATCAGCAGCAACTTCTTAAGGACACTATTAGGCACGGAGCCTGGGGTGATGCTGATTATGCCTTTCTTAACGAAAACGGAGAATTTGAAACAGTGATGATGTTCGGCTATTGCACCAACGATGCAAAGGAAGCTGGACACTTCTCAGGGCGTGCTGTTTCGGCAATGTTCAAAGCTATTTATCGCAAGCTCTGCCCAGCTCACCACAACCAGATCGGAAGATTCGTTTCACACTGTAATGACTGGTGGGGAGACGGAACAGGAGATATGCTGTTTATCAGGGCAGGCTATTACCAGGTATTTGAGCAGTGGGCAAAACAATAGTAGAGGAGGTTTAATTATGGAAATAGGAGATCAGAACTTCAACCAGGCTGTGGAGATCATAGCAAACTACCAGAGCCAGACAACAGTCAGCTTCAACGTTCCTATCAATGGCAACTACAGCAACGTGTATCCAATTCTCCTGAAAGCTGCCTGCCCAGGGCTTGTGAACAGCCTGTTAGCTCACGGCTACAGCATCGGTATCTGTGACAGGGGAGCCTACGTGGACAAATACTAAGTCAAACATTAAATGCAACGTCAAATGAAACACAATCTTACAATGATAGCCGAAACCCCAGAGCCTGGGGTATTCGTCACGGTAATAAAAGACGGTGACGAGGTAATAGACACCGTGAAAGGCAACCACGTTCCTGGAGTTGCTGTTTGTGCTTATCGTCCAGGGCACAGCAAACCGCTTCGTCCGATCTATGGACTGACACCAGCTCACCTGAAACCAGATGCCAAAGCTCTGGAGGATAAAGGTTACGAGGTAGAGATCGTGCCTCTGCAATTCGACAACAGCAGAGGCACGATCATATATCCAGACGGAAAGGTTTTCTACGTCAAGCCTCAGGACGGAAAGAAGTTCACCCTGGCAGAACTTTACAAGCTGCTTGATTGCCAAACGGTAGAAGTTATCTACCTGGAGGGTATGAGCAAGAAGATACTGATCCTGGATGAGGAGGGTAAGTTCAAAAAGGAGCCGAAATACAATGCCAGAGCTTCAAAGGTCGCCTACAGGTTCCACAAAATCCGTGAGACGGACAGGATAGTGGAACCGGTTATGCTCTGTGATGAAAACCTGTTTTAATCTTAGGGCTATGATTACACGTACAGAAAGACAGCTCGTGGAGTTCCTGAAACGTGCCAAGACCGTCAAGATTGTGGCTGAGGGTGAATGTGGGACTATACTGGAGCTTAAGCCCTCACCAGTTCAGAATAGCAGGAAACTCAAACACGATCTTGCCCTGGCATTCCAGGACTATTTCAATAACATTAAAAGAATATGACAACACTTGAACAGAAAGCAGCACGGTCAGACGGAAAGGGCACGTGTGGCACAGAGTGTCCGCTGTTCTATAACTGTAGGCACGTTGGAGATCCTGACAGCTTAGCTGTGAAGATTGCCCAGCTGTGTAGCAGAAAATTCCGTGAGGGATACAGAAAAGGATATAACCGGAGAAAAAGGGAGGAAAAGCAATGACAATTCAGGAATACGCCAGAGAGGTAGATCGGCAAGACAAACTCCAGCAGGAGTATTTTGCGAAAAAGAGGCAGGGGATCCACGATAAGGATCTCCTGGCTCGAAGCAAGAACCAGGAGAAAAAAGTGAGGGCTTTGACAAAACAGATTCTCAGCCCAGAATTTCAGGAATCCACAGAAACACGTCTATTTTGAGTTTATGAACACAGGGAATAAGATTATTCACGTTGAGCTGAAAGAGCCGTTTCTGGGCAAAAAGAACCACTACTACGGCAGTGTCTCAGCTATCTTTCAGGAAATACCTGAGAGCGTGATCGGAGTAAAGGCTATAACGGTGCAAAGGAACCTCCAGAAAAGTGAGGAGTACCAGGCACCTGGAGCCACTATCAGAAAGGGAGTATTAACCAGAAAATCACAGAGGAGGTAACGACAATGGCTGCAAACAACAATCCGTATTTCATTGTTCCTATGATAGCAGGGGACAAAATGGTGCAAGCTGTTGGGCTTGCTATTGAAATGGCTAAGCAGAGCTATCCGCACCTGGTGGAGGAGCTTGAACACGCTGAGCAGATCTGGAGAAAAGATGCTCTGTCCTTTATTGGATCAGAGAAGATTCCAGCCTCAGCTCACCCAGCATACAAGGAGGGCAAGAAATGAAATGCAAGGCTAAGCGTATCCGCAAAGGCTGTTATGAATACAGAGGTTATATCATCCAGTCTGTCGGATATTACGAGCCAGAGCATAGGGTATGCTGGGAGGCTCATTTGCCAGATGTAATCTGTGCGGATTATCACGGATACACTCTTAGAGAAATCAAGTTGTTGATTGACGAAGATTCAAAAAAGGAAGAATAAAAATGACTGTAGGAGAGCTTAAGAAAGCCCTAAAGGGCTACAAGGATTCGTGCGAGGTGTACTTTGTCAAGGACTGGGAAGCCTGTAACGAGAACGGAGAGCTGACAGAGCTTGCCAGCCTCAAAGACGTAACCAGCCAGAGGGTGGTTATTGATATGGGACTTGACTTCGAGGACGTAACCCAGGTACTTCTGGAATTTGAGGAGGACTGAGTATGGAAACACGTTTTGATTTTCATTTCACAAACCCATTCCGTGATGTTCGTCCTGAGATCATTAAGCTGCCTTTCTACGTTCTACCCACAATAGAGGTATTACGTCGCGGCTTATTCTGGAGGGTGTCTATATGCTGGCTATGCTTTGTGCTGAGCCTTTCTGGGTTCAAGTTTCAAAAGCCAGTACAGGTAAAGCCCCATCCGTTTCAGTTTTCAAGTTGGCACCCCCAGATCAAGTGTAACATTTTTGATCTGGATAACTCAGAGTATGACTATGGGCACAATGTAAACTACAAACCAAAGGAGGATGAATTATGATAGGAGCAATTATTGGGGATATTATCGGCTCACGCTTCGAGTTCAACAATAACACCACGGACAGAGATTTTGAGCTGTTTACGAAAGATAGCAGCTTCACTGACGATACGATATGCACCGTTGCTGTTGCTGATGCTCTGCTGTCTGGCAGGAGCTATGCACAGAGTATTCGTGACTGGTGCCACAGATACCCTCACCCTATGGGAGGATACGGAGGATCTTTCGCTGCCTGGCTGGGATCCAAGTATCCAGAACCTTACAATAGCTTTGGCAATGGAGCTGCTATGAGGGTTAGTCCAGTCGGCTGGTGGTGTCAGGAGCAGGATGCTGTTCTGGAGCAAGCCAGGGAGACTGCAATAATCAGCCACAACCACCCTGAGGGAATTAAGGGAGCACAGGCAGTTGCTTATGCAATCTGGTTCCTGAGGCACACAAAGGATCTGGCAGCTTTCAGACGTAACATTGAAGCAATCTATCCAGGCTTTATGAGGGATTATCCTGTGGGCGTGTTTGATGAGACTTGCCAGGGCACCGTCCCTGTTGCTTGCAAGATCATTTGTGAGGCTTCCAGCTTCGAGGATGCAATCAGACGTGCAATTCTCCAGGGAGGAGACAGCGACACGCTGGGAGCCATAACTGGCTCAATAGCTGAGGCGGTCTGGGAGATTCCAGAGGAAATACTTAGATTTGTGGCGTGTTACCTCACAGACGAAATGGCAGATGTGGTAAGTAGGTTCTACAGCGCACTACAGAACTCTGAAAGGGATTGATATGGAAAGCGACTTTTGCGTTTGTCACAGCACCTGGGACGATTATAGGCAGATAGATATTCTGTATCAAAACGGGCTTGGGAAAGTATCTATAACACTGGAGGACGAAAGCGACACGGCTATTATCTATGGGCTTTGGGTTGCCCCAGAGCAAAGGAATAAAGGCTATGGCACCAGATTACTGCGACAGGCAGAGAAATATGCAAGCGAGCTTTGGGGTATTGAAAAAGTCAAGTTGTATGCCGAAAAGGAATTACGCTGTTTTTATAAAAAAATGGGTTATCACAATAAATAGATTATGACCTACAGGGATTGTAACGGAAAGACCGTAAATGTTGGAGATTACATAGACTTCATTTTCTGGAGTTATATTTCTCCAATGGGTGAGATAGAGACACACTATAAGGGCAGAATCGGAACGCACAGAGGCTTTCACGTATTCCGCTTCATAGTGAACGGAAAGAAACGTACACTACGGCTCAGATCGCTCTGTTTTGATCCTGGCTCCGACTGGGAAAAGATAGATCCGTGCCCAGGATATAACAACATTATCAAACCGCTAACAATAAATATATGAACGCTGAGCTTAAGAAACTGTGCAAGTTCTACAAAGGTGAGGACACTTGCCCATACAACCAGGACACCCAGAGGGATCAGTATATGTTCTGGTTCTATGAAAAGAAATTCGAGCACGATTACTTCGACAGCAAGATTTATAAGGGCAAGGCTCTGGATGCTGCTTTCAATGATTATCTGGATAAGCTGTTCCCAGCTCTGTCCGACAAATACGGTTCAATGGACGATGGAACCTGGTTCCGTGACATATATGAACGCCTGGAGCCTTAGATCTGGGCAATAACCTCCACGTCAAGGTATAGGTGCCCATATTCCACGTATGCCTTTGTCACCCTGAATTTAGTACCCCTTTGGATTATCGTTTCAAACTCGTGTCCAAAGGAGTATTTTTCTGTACCATTCCAGAGGTTCCAGGATGAACAGCTATCACCGTTGAACATACTGAACGGCTCTGCATAGATCATCTTCGTTCCCTTTGGGCAGTATATGTTCAGAGTGGTTCCTGAGAAGCCTGTGCCCTTAGCTGTACCACAGGAGACAAAGCCGTGATCCACGACCTCCTTTCCGACAAAGCCGTTCACGTTGCCTGAGCTTATTGCAGTCCTCAGCTGGCTTTCGCTTACTCCCAGGAAATTGCTCACTCCACTGAGCGTTTCAACGCCTCGGTTCATCCACATATCCTGAGGTGAGCTGGTCTGCCCAATAAGTTCTGTCAGCAGATCTATGCTCTGTTCAGCACCCTCATAGTTCAGAGAAACGTTGCCAACGCCCTTATAGTTGCCCCAGCTTCCCTCATATCCACGCAACGGTCTGTTGAACTTTCCAGATCCCTCCGTATAAGCTGTGGCAGCTTTCTTTGTTGCTTCGTCAGCAGCACTCCAGACGGTCTCCGTCTGAGAACGGCAGATGCTGTCGCAATACTCCCTGTCAGTAGTCCAAACAGCTCCGTCCTTGCGTGCCTTTGAGAAATCACTGTCCTTGAACTTAAGGCTGTAGTCATAAGGATCACTGATAGCCCCTTTCTTGGCAGCTCTCTTTCCAGCTGCTACCTCCAGCTGCTGCTTCTTGTATTCGAGCTTTGCCAGAGCCTGGTTGGTTGCCTGTACGTCCTGTGCCTGAATCGCCTGATCCAGCTTCAACAGAAGATCCTTGTAAGGTGCCGACTTCGTGCTGTAGCTCAGGAAATCCAGCTGCTTTGCTTTCACGTCCTGCCACCACAGTTTGTCGTTCTCGATCTTAAGCTGCTTCGCATAGGCATCCTGAGCCACTTGCCAGGTCTTGTATTTCTGCTGGCAGCCATTCATATTGCCACCGAAATACTTGTACACCTCAAATTCCAGCTTGCTTTTCTGCTTCTCCAGAGGCAGTGACGATAAAGCCTCCAGCTTCGCTTTTACGGCAGCCTCTACGCCTGTTATAGCCTCATAGCCGTACTGTTTAGCCAGAGCTAAACCACCGTCCACAAATTCCAGGTTTTTGAGCTGTTCCACAATCTGCTGGAGCCTACGTGCCTCCTCCAGTGCCTGGGCATAGTGGGCAGTGTCCAGCTGGTTCTGTAGCTCCGTTGTATCCACGTCTGAAATTCCGTCCAGATCAGACAGCACGGAATCACCCAGGGAAATGGCTTCTTTCCTGGTCTCCCAGGCTTTCTTTATATCCTCAATCTGTTCTGGGGTTCTGGCTTTGTGTCGCTCAGCTGCCCTCTCCAGGATTGTAGGCTCTTTGCCCTGAACGTCTCCACCCAGAGCTGCTGCCACAAGTTCCTCATTGTCTCTGACGAAATAGGGCAGGGTGCCTCTTTCTCTTGCAGCCTCCATCCTTTCCTCATTCGCTTTGATCCAGTCTCCGAACTCCTCAGGCATCTTCTTTACCTCGCCATCCAGCTCCAGATTGTCCGTTGGTTCCTTGCCGTCCAGTATATTGTCCAGCATAGTGTCCATATCCTCCTCTGTAGCCAGAACAGGCTCCATATAGCAGCGACAGTTAGGGTGCCAGCCAGTCCACTTGAAATCCTTTGGAAACAGCTTATCAGCCATCAGATCGCAAATGTCCGTGACAGGGTGATTATTGCTGAGCTTCACACGCATTCCGATCACGAAATCAAGCTGCTGCCACCTCTCATAGTCAGCCGTCCTGTAGGCCATATTGGTCTCAGTCCTGGCAAGCCTCTGAGCATTTCTGGCACTTGACCTGTACACGCCTGGTCTGCCCTCGCCTGGGTGATACTTCGTGGGTTTGGCATCTATCCATTTGTAGGTGCCTGTCTCATTGTCCCAGATCCTCCGCTTCCATTTCAGCCCATAGATAGGCTTTCCGTCCTCATCTTCTCCGACCTTGTAACGGAAACGCCTATACCACCTGTCAGGATCATTCAGATACTCCTTGACCTTTGAAGCCAGTTGCATTGCTGGTGTTCCCTCACCTATGGCAAGATCCAGCGTATTCTCCAGCTCCTCTTTGAACTCACCGTTATACTTCCATACCCTCTGTGACAGGTTCAGCCCTCCGTCCGCACTCTTACGTGCAAAGAAAGCCTCCATTGCATCCTGGTTCCGCTTGAAATACCTGGCAAAGTGGTGATCCTCCACAGCTTTCTTACCGAACACAGCCTTTATCAGATCGTCCGTGTGCTCATTGCTTTTGAGCCATTCAGCATTGACACCGCCTCGGATAGTCTGGTACACCCTGGAATACATTTCCCTGAATATCGGTGTTACCTGATCCGAATAACCATAGTCTGAAAAGCTGAACGGCTTACCATCCTCCAGCTCAGTGCCTTTAACCAAGTTAATTATTTGATTGAAAGCATAGAGATAGTGCTGACGGACAGATATTGCATATCCCTCCGTCCGCTTGAACAGCTCCTGCTGTAGCTTGTTATAGTTCAGATACTGTTTCTTTGCCATTCTTGCAGCCTCACACTCAGTCTGCCACCACCTCAGCCGTAATCTTACGAACCTCATACACAGCTGGCAGCTCGCCTACATACTCAGCGTAGCCGTCCTCTGTAAACTCCACACTCCGGAGCTGCCTGTTTCTGGAATCGCATACCTCCTGAGCCTCCATCCAGATCATAATAAGCCTCGTTGGAATCCAGGCACTCATTCTCAGTGTCCCAAATCCCATAGAACGTGTTTTTGCGTAGCTTTCTGCCCATCACCTATAGAGAATCCACAAACAGACAGATAAGTACGCCCAGAACAATCCCTATTCCGTCACAGATCAGGTCGTGCCATTCAGCCGTATCCTCTCCAGAAGCTCTGTCGTAAATCTCCTTTGCAATGCCAGCCACGGCAGCGATCAGCATAGCTGCCCACACAGGCAGAAAGGCGCCAAAAAGCACCACAATCAGAGCACTGATAACCAGGTGCAACAATCCGTCAGTTCTGAGCCAGTTCCATCCTTTGAGAACCCAGCTCCAAAATTTCTTAAGCCATTCCATAGTGATAACTGTTTATTGATAAAAAAACAGAGGGCAAGTATGCAAGTCTCCGCATAGAAGAACTATGCTCTACGGCTTGCCTACCCTCTTTATTGACTATTCTGCTGCCCCAAAAGCATCCTGCATCGTCTGGGCTTTCATAAGCTCCTGCTGCTGCTCGAAAGCCTCCTGTTTCTCCTGCTGGAGCTGTTCGTACTCTTTCTGGGCATTCTTCACCAGGTAGCTCAGTTCAAGCGTTGTCTGGAGGCTCAGCGCACCCTGTCCGTACTGTTTCAGCACATCATTGAGCATTTCAGACACATCCTCACCGAAAGGAGACATAAACTCGTGTCCCAGCACAAGAGCATCATACTTACTCTTGTTTCGGTAGTCCAGGACGTTTCCCAGGATAGCACACATAAGGTGAGCGTGACGGTTCATATAACCATCGTGCGTTTCCTTACGCCTCTCAGCCTTGATGACTGCAAGCAGAAAGACTTTCTGGATCGCCTTTGCGCTCATACCTCCCAGAGACTTCATTTTGTCAAAGTCAATCTCTGGTGTGAAAGACTTGTTGAGAATGTTCTTCTCCAGACGTGTATATTCATCCCTCTTGCTCTCGCTCGCCTGATTCCAGGTGAGGTATTCCAGCTTGCCACCGTTTTTAAGGATATAGAGCTTTGCTTCCTCCTCCTGCTTTGGCAGACTGTTAAGCACGTCAGCACTCGCAACCATAGCAGGATTGCTGAACCTGTCGTTTACGTCAGCATCCACGCTGCCCAGGTTCTCATATCTGTCACACATCGGCTGAACGCTGGCACTCTCTGGCTCCTGCTCGAACAGGAGCACAGGAATCTTGCCTATCTGGTTGTCCTTTGCATCCACTTGCCAGCCTCCGCTTGCCCTGGTACAACGGTACACTTTCTCCCTGGTGTAAATATCAATATGCTGTACAGATTTGTGCCCTGAATCGTGGAGGGTGTATCCCCAGCCGAAAGCCACCAACCTGTCATACTGATCCTTGATTGTATAAATATCATCACCCTTTGCCTTTGACAGGGTTTTCAGCAGCAGCTCAGGCTTACCGTCTTTCTGGTACACGTGGTACAGAATGGTACTGACACCCTCGGCACCGGCGACACGCTTTGCTTCCCTTACGTGGGCATTGAACCTGATTTTCTCCAGCCACTGGTTATACGCCTCGAAAGCCTCATCCGTACCCTCGCTGATTTGGCTCCACTTCACAGGTCTGCCATACAGGAACACCAGAGCAACCTCATTGATATACTCCTGCCAGCTTACAGGAATCTTCCACCGCTTGCTCCAGCGGAGAAAATTGCCTTTCTTATCGTACACGGCTCTATCCTCACGCTTCATAACTTCGTGAGTTTCGATCCTGTACTTACTGAGGTTGTCGGCAGCTTCCCCAGAGTGATCGTGCATAAAAGACAGTGCCCTGACTACATCACCGTTAGCCAGCAGCTGCTCAAAGTCCTGCTGGTATCCAACAGCAGCCTTCACCTCGTTTGAAAGAAATGTCAAAAGTCCCATAACTCTATATTCCAGGGTTTAATATATTCTCTATGTTGTCTGGTATGTCATACTCATTGTAATCGAACCAGCACCGCATTAACAGCATATCTCTCCAGTCAGGCGATCTTCCCAGATCCTCTTTTATCTCAGGCTTTGGTTTCAGCATCAGCTTTCCGTCACTGTCCGCTTTCCACGTTTGCAGCTGCTCACACTCATTTATGATCTCCTCCTGCTCCTCATCTGACACCACGCCATCCTCAAAGCCCAGCTCGTGGGCGTTTATATGTTCTGCCAGTTTGTACCCACATTGTGTCTGTAGGTTCTGGTAGTTCTCTCCAGCGAAAGGAGTGCTGTTGTTTACAAAGCCCTGGATCTCGCAATTATCCACAACGCCACCGCCTACTCCGTCCTCATCCACTATGCACCTGTGGTTAGGGATCCTATATTTCCTCTGGCAACGGATTATGTATTGCTGTATGTCCGTTGTCTTGCTGACAGGGAAACATCGCACCTCCACTACAACCCAGCCATCCCAGACAGCGACACGTGCAAAGTCGGCTCCGAATCGTGCAATATCACCTGTCAGGTAGTGTATCCCTGTTCTGACAGCCAGCTTGTTTCTGAACATTGCCAGCAGGTCATCGTGTGAACAGAGGGCGTTAGGGTTATCGTCATACTCCCAGTTACCTTTCAACAGCCTCTCTCGCTTCACCTTATCCTTAGTGGTTTTCAAACCCTCTATGTAGTCAGGATCTATAAAAGGGTTCTCTTGCACCAAGCAAGGCAAATAGTATTTCAAAGAATCCAGCACACCAGCTTTCCACGGCTTGTAGAACTCAGTGTACATCCAGTTCTTTTTAGGGTTACAGGTAACAAACAGCTTTCGCTTGATACCGTACTCCTCATTCATACAACGTCCGACACGTGTTTTGAGCGTATCGTAGGCTCCAAAGTTTACTTCGCCACCCTCCTCAATCCAGCCTCCAGTGAACTCCATTGATCCGTAGGTCTCATACATCGGATCACTCGGCTTCAACGTCAGATCCAGAAAGTCAATCCTGGAACCATTGTAGAACTCAACAAAGTTCAACTGTCCGTTGTACGTGTACAGGGATTCTGGCACCCCATACATCTTTGCCACCCTCTTAAACGTCAGATAAGTGGACTTCGTTATTTCTGTCAAGGTCTTACGACCTATAAACCACTTTGTCCCTGGATACCCCAGGCTCATAAACAACTCCCAGGCACATCCTGTCCAGGACTTCGCACCACCAGCAGCACCACCGTACAGCACCTCAGCGTGCTCATTGTCAGTCATGATCTCCAGAGCCTCCTGCTGCTTCTTGTGTCGCTTTCCCTCACGGCACGTTATGAAATCAAACCGCCTCCGCTTGAACAGCTCAATCTTGACTGCAAGCTGGATCGGCAACACCGCATCCTTAAACTTGCCCATCGTCAGTGCCCTTTGTCGGTGACGTGCTGGTGCTCATCTTCTCCAACAGGGCATTGTACTGTAGCAATTCGTCAGTGCTGAGCTTCGACAGATCCAAACCTCCTGTGCCCAGCTCATTCCGTATGTCCCCTGTGACAGGCTGAACAGCTTTGCCGAATACTCGATCAAACACCATTTCCACCGTGTTAGTCCGTCCATACTTTGCATCAGCATTGATAGCTGAGCAAATGCTTACAACCCAGATCGGAGTTTTTGGGTTCATTATCTTCTTGCCAGTCGCAGGATCTACTGTCACGATCAGTTTCTCCAGGGTTTCGGAATCCTGCTCCATCAGGAAACGGATTATCGAATAGTAATCCTCTTTGTCCAGCTCGAATCCAACCGTCTTTCCTGTCAGCTTTTTGAGCTGCTTATACAGAGACGGCCTCCTGCCATTTTTCTTTGGCTGGTTCTCGCTGGTGAATCTGTTTCCCAGAGTATTTCCTTTTTCAAATCCCATAGTCGTTTCCGTGTCGTTTCTCGCCACCCGTGTCTAAGGAACACACTACAAGGCTGCAAAAAGGAGCCAGGGGATTACTCTACCTGGCTCCAACAGGCAAAATGGCAGATTTATTCTCGCACTACCAGTCCATTACTGAGCTGGCTCTGTCTCCGAACCGCTTTTCTTTTGCTCCTGGTACTTTTCCCAGAACCACGGCAGCAAATCTTCTATTTCGTCATAGGCATCCAGCTCATCGCAAAGATCCTGAGCTTTGTCTATTACGTCATTGTAGGCGTTCTTTTCCTCCTCTGAGGACAGGAACGGATCATACTCACCGTTGAGCTGCTTCTGAATCAGCTGCTCCTGTAAATTTGTTAATTCAATCTTTTTCATTTCTCTGTAGATTTATAAGTTCAATTTGTAAAGTTATTAAAGTCCGTACTTCTTAACAATAGCCTTTGCTGCTGTCGTGTACTTATCGGCTTTTCCGTGGACAGCTTTGGTGCATACCTCAGCCCAAAACTCATCACGATTTGTGGCAGCATACTTTCCATAGCCTTTCTTGCTCTTGTCCTTGCTCCACTGACGATACAGCTTCACTATATCCTTGCCAGCAGCTTTCTGGTTCGCCCCTGTCAGGCTACTGTTCCAGGTTGCGTGTGCAAGCTCGTGGGTTACTATGTGGGCAACAGGCTTATTCGTGTGGGTAAGGTGCCCTGAATTATAACCAGACTTTGCCCAGGCAGCGACACTCTGTGTTGTGGTGCCTTTGCCATTAAAAATTGACTTGTTAAGAACTACCATCTGGCTTTTTCCTCCTTGCGTTACCTGTACACCACCATAACCACCTCCCAGGGTTGCAAGTTTCACGTTGCGTTCCCTTACTCCCAGGACGGAATGGAATCTGGAGATCGCAGAACCGACCTCTTTGTACACAGCTGGATTTTTGATCGTGCTTAAGCTCTCCAGCTTGCCGATCTTGCCTTTGTAGTTTGAATCTTTCTCTTTGAGACCTCCCTGTGCATTAGGGTTGCTGCCTCCTGAATTTCTGCCCACAGTATCTGAATTTTAATTATACTGGCTCTTAGAGGCTAACACTCCATCCAGGATATTTTCGCCCCTGTTAATAGCTTCTACTTCTGCCTGAACTTTAATAAGCTCATCCTCAGAAAGATCTTCAATCGTGAATCCAAACTGCTTCACGTATTCTTCGATAGTCGTTTTCATTTTATTCTCGTTTTTGTATATTCCCATCCCATTGCTTTTGCAAATTTCTTCATTTTAAGGTGAGGAAGCAATAAGTTTGCCCCTTTGCTTCGATCCAGCCCCATAGCTTTTCCTCCGTAATAAAACGCATCCACTTCGACCTTTGCTTCTCGTGATGCTTTATTGTACTCAGCTATTGCCTTTGCTGGATCTCCCCAGCCTTTCTTTGGACGTGTCAGAGAATAGGTGTACGTCTTTCCAACAGCCCTGATCTCTGCCATATCTGAATCTATTGCCGTCATTATGTCTGCTGGAGAAAAAGAACCATTGCTTGGATGATTGTGTGTTACCACAGAATCCTTTGGAACTTTCCCAATAGCCACTGAATTTGACGTTCCTTTCACCATCTTAAGGGTATTCCCTCTCTTATCGAAAACGAATGCAGTCTCAATCCCATCCCCACGTATTGTACGCTCAGCAGACAACACTGTGGCAGGAGTTCGATAGCTCGGTTTTGCCGACTTTATATTTCCTCCAGAGTTCCTACCCATAACTAAATAATCCAATCGTCTTTACTACGTGTCAGCTTTTTGTTCTTGTATAAGGAATAAGCCTTATCCATAGTAAATCCACCTGTTCCTTTCTTTCCTTTCAGGGTAAAATACTGATACTCATCTTTGTTTGTAAGTGGATTATATGTAGATCGAAACATTCCGAATTTTCCAACACCGTTTACAACGATGTTTCCATATAACACAGGTCTTTCTTTTACAAAGGAAAGATAACTCATTTTTGAACCTTTTTGAGATCTTGCAGTCGGATTGCTGCCACTCGTTCCACGTCCCATAGCTATATCTTTTTGGCGTTAATAAAGTCAGCCACGTACAACAGATTGTGTTTCTGGCAGAACTTCTGAACTTCCTTGCCTCCACCATAGACAATAAGGTTCGGTATGTCCAGCCCTGAAATCTCCTTTGCTACCTGGAGATCGCTTTCCAGAGAAACCATCCAATCGTCAAGCCCCCTGGTGAAAAACGCATTCCAGCCCTCAGGGATTCCCATCTTGTTATACTCAATGAACTTGTGAGAAACGTTCAGATCCGCATAGACCTGAATACCGCATTCCTGGAAATACCTTGCAAGCCAACGTTTCTTGTAGATCAGCTGAATGCCCCAGGCAATCGGTGTCTGGTCGTGGCAGCTACAGTTCGGCTCCACAACAGCCCTACAGCCACTCATTAGCAGCTTGATAGGATCTCTGAACAGATGCTCAAACCTGTAATCATCCACGTAGAAATGATACGTGGATACGTCCTTTCTCAGACGGCTGTTCGCTCCCCACGGAGACAGTGGCAGCTCCAGCTTTCCTGCTTGCATATTTACATCCAGCGTAGGTATGTCGAAAGGATTATTTGAGGCATACAGACAGTCCTTGAACATTGATCTGTAGAACGCCTCTTTCTCATTGTCCTCCTCGCTGGTCTCCTCAGTCTCGGTGCCCTCAGGCTCCTCGGATGCTTCATCCTCTGGATCCTGCTTTTTACCCTTTGCAGTCTTTCTCGGCTTCTCCTCCTCATCCTCGGTGAAGCTGCTTACTCGCAATCCTATGAAATCCAGATCTACTCCAGAGAACATTCCCTCCACCTGGAGCTTATTGCCGTCCCAATCTCCGTTGTTGATATTGTCCCTGAGGATAAGATCTATCCTCTCATCATCCGTAAGCTCGGAATAAAGGAGTGTCGGAACCTCCTGGAGTTTGAGTTTCTTGGCTGCTTTGAGCCTCTGGTTTCCGCACAGGACTACCAGTTTGCCGTCCTGCTCCTCCAGGGCAAGCGGTCTGTGTTTCCAGAACCCATTGATCTTGATACTATCAACCAAACGCTGAAAATCCGCTTTCTTTATAGTCCGTGGATTCTCAGCAAGCGGTGTCAGATCCGACACTTTCCTGTAGGTTATTTGCTCCTCTACTTTCATTCGGCTGGATCGGTTTCTGTTTCTTCGGATTCACCAGGTGAATTAACCTCAGTCTCCTCCTGGTATTTCTCGGATTCCTCTTTCTGCCTCTGTGCAGCGGTCAGCAGCTCAGCCTCGCTCGTGACTGGGCAGAGGTTGAACGGATACGACAGCTGCCTGTACATCTTGCGCACCCTCTCAGCAAAAGGGACCAGGAAATAATGCTTCCTGTTCGCAAGATACCAGAAATCCACACCGTCAATGTCGGTGCCGATCCCATAGAATCTGCCCCTGTAGTCCAAAGGCAGAGGCAAGGTGCCATAGATAAACAGACGGTCTCCAGTCACGCCTGTAATCGTGGCTGTCCTGTTGTATTCTCCATCGGTGAAGATCTCCACCTTATCGCCTACCTGTAACAGTGCCGTGGGCAGTGCTCTGAGTATAATAACCCCAGCGAAAAGCACCAACGCCACCAGCAAAAGCACCAGGACAACTATGGCTATGATCCCAAAAGCAGTCATATACTTTATTTACTGAGTTAATCAAGTGCAAATATAATAAATTGTGTTCAACAAACACATATTTAATCACAATTTTATGTCAGAATCCGAACACCAGCATAGCAGCATCCCTCTTGTGTTCGTTTGTACGTTCCTTGTAGCCTGTAATTGCTCGGAACTGATTTGCATCCAGCTTCGTGGCATTGTTCTTTGGTGCCACCATCTGGAACTCGAATTTATAGTCTGTCAGAAACTCCTCCCAGATGTTGCAATCCCTCTTTACCATCCCCACGCCCTGGAGCTTCTTTCGCTCCTCCTCCCTGGAGATCTTATTGCCATACCACGTCCTCAGCCTGGCATCCTCCACTCTGATAAACAGCTTTGTGCCCTCAGCCTCGGATCGTTTCCTCAGCTCGTGGCACTTCTCCAGAGCCTTGTACAGCTTGTACTCCTCAATGCTCTCAAACTGCCTTGTACGGTTATTCCACACGGCAAACCCAGTGTGTGTCCCCGTGTCTATTCCAACGTAATACATTGCTCATTTCCTCCCATATTCCACATTTCGTCGTCATTCAAGTTTGGGAACTCCATAAGGATCACCTCTCTGCTGCCCAGCCTGGTTGCACGGCTCTCATAGAACCTCATCATATTGCACCTGTCTGGAATAAACTTGTCTCGGATCCGCCAGATCTTGTGCTCAGACACAGGGTTTTCTCCTGTAATATGAATCCTCCACAATCCATCGTCTCCGACACGTCCTGTCTCAATCACAAATTGCTCAAAGGTGAACGTGCCCACCTTGTAGGCTCCATACTCATCCCTCTCCTCAGGTTCCCTCAGGTACGTTATGCACAGCTGTCTGAGAAACTCGCTGCTGATCCTGTTCAAACGTTTCTTCCTGAAATACTCAGAAAGCACATAGTTAGGCTTTACAGCCTTTGCCAGCTCCTCAGTTGTCATTTCCTCTGGAGCCTTGATTTTCTTTTGCTCATCCATAGCCATTATAATTGTTTGTAAAGTGTCAGTGCCTGTTCTATATCACCTGTACTGTCCAGGCAGTCAGACAGCACAGCAACGTCCACCTTAACGCTGCTGCCCAGATAATTCAGCAGGGTTTTCAATGCTGTGGAGACGGTCTTTGCCTCCTTTGCAGCCTGTATCGTCTCGTTCACCAGCTTGCTGGTAACGCTCTTTTTGCCTTTCTCGCTGGCTTTCTGAATCATAGCCTTAGCTGCTTCCACCTGTTGCGCCTCGGTGTCATAGCTGGCAATTATCTCCTTTGCTGCCATAACGCTCATCGCACCAGTGGCAACCTTTCTCTGGATATAGTCAGGCAGCTCCAGCAAGCTCAGGCACTTGCAAATGGCAGCTGGGCTTTTATGGAACTTAGCTGCTATCTCAGCCTGGGAATATCCGAACTCATCACGGAAACGCTTGTACATAACGGCACACTCATACTCGGTGAAACGCTTGCCCTCGTTTCTCATCATCTGCTCGATATACAGGCTCTCCAGATTTGAATCCCTGGGAGCTTTCAGAGCCTTGATATACTTGATGTCGGCACCCTCCTCAATAGCCAGCATAGTGGCTCTGTAACGTCTCTCTCCGTCCACCAGCTTGTACTTCTCGGTACCGCTTTCGTCTCGGAACGGAATCACTGTGATAGGGTTCATCACACCTTTGTCCTTGATCTGCTCTTTAAGTTCCTCCAGGTCAAAATCTATCCTCACGTTGAATCCTGCCATAACCACGATATTACGTGGATCTATCAAAAAAAGGTCAGTTCTTTTTGTGCTTCTTGCTTCCATTGTCCCTCAGCTTTATTGTTTCAACAAACAGGGAAACGTCCCTTTTCTCTTTCTCGAACTTCTCAGCGACCCATTTGTGCAGCATCGCCTCCCAGCCTGTGCTGTACTTCTCAACGTGCTTTGTTATACGTCCACTCTCGCACACAATGTAGGAGAGCAAATAAGTGTCCATATACGGCATTCTGGCTGGCAGCTCCTGGTAGTAACTGCTTATCGTAGCTCCGCTAACCTCATCGGCTCTGGATCTTATATAAGCCTCAGCCTCCCTATGGGTTTTGAAATCTGCCAGAGTTACCCACACGAATCCCAGGATCCTGGCTTTTACCCTGAAACGCTTTTCTCCGCTGCCTCGCCTCACTTGCTCGATCAGCGTGAACCTCCTGAATTTTATTCTTTTCATATTGTCTTTATGTATTGTGCCGTCCACTGCCTCTCTGGCTCCCCCACGACTTTCCAGGTGAAGCCACACGCCTTGCATCTGTATATCCTGGTAGCTTTCGGATACTCTGCCACGGTGCCAGCCAAACCCTCAGCAATGTTTTCTCACTTGCATAATGGACAGTGCCTGTTATCAGTATCTGAAATCTGTAAAGTGGATTACAACGCCCTCAAAGAAATTCTCAGGGTTTCTTCCAAAGAACCAGTTTACAAAGTCCTCCGTGCTCAGTCCGTCATTTGCTGCCACGGTCTCCACAGGAACCTTGTGCCCATCCACCCAGCACTGAGGCACGGCATCCTCGCTGCTGTAGGTCATAGTGATCTTTTGCAGTCCTATCCTGTCGAACCTGGCAATCTCCCCATTATGATAGTCAAGCCATTCCTGAATCAACTTTCTTCTTGGGAAACAAAACTTATCCCAGAACCATTTTGTAATATCTTTCCACTGTGGAAGATTGATTGTGATCTGTCTCATTTCTGAATACGTGTTATTGTTAATCCGATATTCAGGGTAGCCAGGCAGAAAGCCAGCGTTATGGGGTGCTCCCCTCTGACTATTCCAACAGAGGGAAGCAGCATAAACTGATTTTCGATTGTACCCACGAATAACTCTATTCTTATCATTTCTCAGAACTCTCTGGGTTTTCCATAAAGGGATACTCGGATGCTATCCACATTGGAGGCTGTGTCGCTCCAGATCTCACACTTGCCCAGACACGTCCTGTGAACAGGATCCTGAGCCTGTCCAGGAAAGAACATTTCCAGCAGCTCACACATTGTGTCCCATCCGTCCATACAGGAAGCGGAATTTTACTACAACTGCCCTCCTCTGAGGGTGCATACAGCTTGCGATTTGCCAGCTTGAAATATACAGGTCTTAAAGAACTCATAACTTACTTCTTTGATAATTTGTCTATCTTCTTAAGTAATTTGTCTGGATCGTGAGCGATCTTCTCTGCTTCCTCCCACTTGAAATATGCCTCTGAAAACTCTCTTGGGATAACACAGTTCACGCTGGCACACGCACCAGACAAAACGGTTAGCTCATATCCATCCCACGTTTCCCTGTCTGCATCCGTCTCTTGCAGTCGAAGGTCAATATACTTGTGGATCCTGGCTTTTGCATCATCCACGGACGTAGCAAGCAGCAGCCAGGTATAAGATCTTGTATTGTCATTTGTCTTGACTAAGGTCTGGATATTGTAGAAATCTGGCAGAACCACATTTTTGTCCTCCACATAATTACCCTCACTGTCGGTAGCCATTTTCTTGAAATTATCGTCAGGAATCACGATACAGGAGATGTGGCTTTTGGCAGATTCTATCTTGAACGCTCCGACAAGTGTCTGTTCCAGATAGTCTCTGGCAATAGTAAGTGCCTGATCCATGCTCTGGGCAAACAGAATGTATTTACGCTTCTTTGTGAAACCTCCTCCAGAAACAGCAATACTCCAGAGCGTATCTTTTCCATATTCCACGAACTCTCCAGGTCTCTTAACATTGGTAACGCTCACGCTCTTTACATCGCCTGTTTGAATGTAGAAATTGATTGTGGATACGTTGTCAGGATCCAGCAACTCGCCCTTACGCATAACCAGCTCATTTCTGGTGACTGTCACAGCTTCCCCTGTATCCTCATCCAAGAAAGTTTCTTCCCATTCTCTCACCACATTGGCAGCAAGGTACTTTCCTGCCATTTCCTTAAGGTCTGAGGTGGGAAATATAAACTCCTCGTACCTCGTTTTCAAAATTTGCTTTTCCATTGTTTGATAGTTATAAAATGTCGTTTATATCATTGCCTGTCGCTGCTCGGAACTCAGCCCTGAGCCAGCTTATCTCTGCTCTCAGCTCCTCAATTTTCTTATCCTGCCTATGGTGCAGCCCCTCATTCAACAGGTTCCAGTATCTCAGCGTTCCAAGCCGTCCCAGATCTGCCATTTCTTTCTCGCTCAGCCCTACGGATCCGCTACGCCTGGTAGCATCCCATTTGGTTACGATCCTGCCATCTTCCGTATAGTACAACAGTCCTGTGTCTCTGTTCCACAATGCCTCTTTCAAGTGACTGGCAACCTTTTCCACCAAGCTCTCAGGAACACAGTAGTAGAAATACGTCACCTTTGGATCCTCGTGGTGGTGATTCTTTGCAAAGTCCGCTTTGTAGTCAGACCAGGAACGTTTGATCTCAACCTCAGTAAGCCTCCCTGCTGGTGAGCACGAAACGAAATCAGCCTCGTGCCAGAGCAATCCCCAGGAAACGTTTGGAACCATAACACAGCTCCTCACGTCCCACTTTCCGCTATTGCGCAAAGCTGCCTGAATCTCCTTTACCGTCATTGCAGTTGCTTTCATCCTCTCCTTGCTTTTCTTGTCTCTGCCCTATGAGGAGCATCGTAACTATTATGGCTCTTCTGGCACAATGCCCTGAGGTTTGACGGATCGCAATTCTCTGGCGTGTGATCCAGGTGAGCTATTGTCAGTACCACCCTGGATCCGTTGTCCCTGACGGTATAGTTCGGAATACCGCAGAACTCACAGCAGTTGTGCGCCCTTTCCAGGATTCTTGCCCTGATCTGCTTCCAATCCTTTGGGTATCTGGATCTGTTTTCTGGCTTTATCGGCATAATCAACACTCCTTTCCGTGCTTGAACTCTCTGTGCCTGTTGTACTCCATTTTCAGGGTTACGAACTTGTGCAGTTCCACACCCAGCCTATCTGCCAGTCCATAGATAGCCTTGATAAGCTCGGAGAAAGCCCTGTTCTGGGGCATTACCTTTCTGGAATCAAAGAATATCGCCACGTGAGCCTGTAGATCAAAGATCATTTCCGTAAAGCTGGCAGTCTCATCCCAGGAATGAATCGTACCGCAAAACAAATTTGAAAGGTCTGCACCCCTCATCGCAGCCAGATCCAGCAGCCTTATCACTGTATCTGCCAGCTCATCCTCCACGGTGTCCTTTACGTAGGTTCTGAACCAGTAATCGAAGATCTGCTCTGGGTTGTATCCCTCGTGAGGACACACAGGCTCTTTCATTGCCCTGCTGAAAGCATCCAGCTTAGCCCTGCTGTGCTTCCTGTCAGCTTCCACAGCCTCGGACAGCTCACAGATCACCAGACAGAGCCAGTGAGGTAAATTGCGCTCCTCATCGTGGAATCCGTGCGTGCTTGCGTTGCCGTACACATCCGCTGCCAGTGCATTGAAATCTATTGTATTAAGTGCTTCTATATTCATTTCAAAAAAATAGTTGATTGTTATCTGCTTTTAGAACAATACTGGAGCTTCATCTATAGTCTGGAACGCCTCGGCAGTTGTCGTGTGCAGTCTGTTCCCCTCAATCAACCTTGCTCCATTACTACAGCAAAGAAGCTCAATAGGGAAGCTGTGCACTTCATCTGTGAATGCTGCCAGCATACCGTTGGCAACACGCTTGACTTTACCAGAGATCTCACCGCACTTGCCCATCCATACAAGCGTGTCCCCTGGCTGTACTTTCTCAATCTGTATCATCGTCTGTAGCTTAATGTCTGGGTGAACTGAATTGCATCGAACATTTCCAGGAGCCTGTCACCGACACGATCTCCGTAACGCTGCCTGAACTCATCAGGAGTGAGGTTGCTGGTAATGATCGTGAACTTCTGCCTGTCGTACCTGTAATAAAGCAGCTCCACCACTGGAGAATACTCATTGCCCCAGGACTTGACTGTGGGAGGCTCCACGCCCACATCGTCCAGAAACACCATTTTCGCAAACTTGAACTGGTTGTATCTGCCATTCTCCATATCCACGGCTTGCTTGCTCAGCTCCATTGCCGTAGTCTGGGAAACAGAGCACCGTCTGTCTTGTCCGATCTCGTAATTGTCATACAAGAAAGCAATCAGCCTACAGATAGCACGTGCCAGAGTTGTCTTGCCAGAACCCACACGTCCATAAAGTAGGAGACCTGGCTTACAATCCCCACACAGCCACTTTGCAGCCAGTCTGCACCTCTCCTCGGTAGCTCTGTCATTGTCATAGGCTTTGTTCCTTTTCAGTACCTCAGCCTTGTAACACATACGGAGCATCTTTTCAACCTCCTCCTGTGGATATTCGGAGATCCTAAAGCGTTGTTCCGATGCTGTATCTACTGCTCTCCTCAGAACCGCTGCCAGCTTCTCTATGTTTGTCATTTGTCCCATTTTTTTTCATCTGTTCATTATATGCTTCTACAACCCAATTCAGAATTGCCCTGTAGTCGCTGGTGTATTGATATTTCTTGGTGTTGCTTCCCTTAGTATTGTCAAGTTTGCGGATCATCCAGTCCGTCTGTTGTTGTCCAAATTTCTGAACCAGCTTACCATATTCAACCTCAGAAAGGTGGACGTATTCGGAATACGCCTTTTTCTTGCGTATTCTGGCTCTTTCTTGAGGTTTTAAGCCGTCAGCCCTACAACTTGTAGCCTTGCCCCCTTTACGTCCAGCTATGGCTCTCTTTCTGCTCAGTTCATTCTCACGAACCATTCTTCTGGATATGATTGCACCATCTTCACGAACCCCACACACGCCAGCCTTAATCAGCTTGGAAATCCAGGTTGTGCCGCCCTGGGAATCAGATCCAATCAGGGCGACAATCTCAGCCTGTGTGTAAGGTTTTCCACTTGGATTAACCATTACGCCCCTTTCAGGGCTTTCCCACATATAGCAGAGCATATCCATCCACAGCCCCCTTACGTCAGGAGCCAGCACCTTAAGCTCAGGGCAGCAAAGCCAGTCCCTGGTATCAAAAGGCATAGCAGGATATTTGCTCTTTGTGCTCATTACAGGATCCTTTCTTCAACGGTGAAATTAAACGCCAGGTATTCTGCCCAAAGCTCCGCAAACGTGTTCGCAAAGTACCGTGCCTTTTCTTTTGATTCCTGGCACAAGCGGACCCCAATGTACGCATTCGTACCCGTAGGACGGCCACCCGTACACAGATAACCGAACCCAGCAAGCGCACCATCACCCGCACTCCCACCGAACAGGGCAGCACAGTCGTAATCCTCTGGATTACTCTTGATCTGCGCCACTTCCTCTTTAGTGTATAGACAGAACCAGGGGAACCAGAAATAAGTATTACCGTCCCACTCTGCCTGAGGCTTAGGCTCCCAGCTCTTACCCCACAGGGCACGGCTGATAGTCTCCAGCTTCATAAGTGCCTTGATATGATCTGGAACAGCCAGATTTACGAAATCCACAGGCTCAATGCCCAGAGCTTCGCAAGCATCCTCGTAAGTCTTGATTGTTGTATGATCATCCAATGTAGGACGTGTAAATAATTTCTCTCCGAAAAGGTCTTTCAGCAAAGCCTTTGCTTCGTCAGAACCTTTTGCGAATCTCTCTTTGATCTGTGCAGCCCCCAGCATTACCGCTATTCCGCTGCTTTTGTCATTATTTGCCATTTTGTTAGCGTTTTAAGTCTATTTATTGGTGTTTTGTGCAATTTCTCTCCAGTATTTGTCAGGATCTGGTATGTCTATACCCAGATACTCGGAACCGTACTCCCTGAGCTTTTCACAATAGCTACTGAACGTCACTGTATCCATTGTTGCCGTGCTGCCAGGGAACGTCACAACCTCAGCTGTATATTTGTTCACCACCTGTTTTGCAGTCAGCATATTCTTGAAATACTCGTGCACCTCCTCGCAGTTCGTGAACTCCCATCCAGCATCCAGCAACGCATCCAGCAGCATAGGGTAGATACAACCCCACAGCCAGCCGTTCTGATCCATAGTCCTGGGTTTCCTCACCCTCGTAATCTCCAGCCTGTATATGCCATCCAGGGCATTGTTCAGCCAGTCATACAGAGGTCTGAGGTTGAACAGGCCGTTCCGCTTTTCAATCTGGAGCTTTGTTTTCATCAGTCAGCGAACATTACACACGCCTGGAGATCCACAGCCTGGGCAACGGCATAGATAGCCTCGGCACGTCCTTTCAAGCTGTCCGTGTAGTCGGAAATCTCTGCTTTGTTGGTAGCCACGTAGTAGCCGTTGCTGGTGGCGATTACGCACTTTACCACGCCCTTGACACGGATATAGTTCACAATCTTTCTGAGCCTGGCATCGTTAATCTGGTAGCCAGCCTTTGTCAGGCATTCGCAAATATGTTTGTTGGTGACAGAGTTTGCCTTTCCAACGTGTGCAGCCAGCCCTCTTGCCACAACAGGCATCAGCGTATTAAGCTCGTACTCGTTAAGCTCGGCTGTCTCAATTTCAAATCCCTTTAGCATAATTTGTTCATTTCGATTGTTAAACCTGGGTGAGCAGCATATACGCACTTGCCACATACCCCCTGAATCTCGCTGACAAAGTGCTTTTCGTCAGCGTTGTTTCCGCTTAGGTGTATCAGTACCACATTCTCCACCTGGCTCAGGTCGTTTGCCAGCAGGATACCCTTACAGGTCTCCAGCTCCAGGTGTGAAGTCATAAGACGTTCCCTCTGGCTTTTGGCTGTCCTGCCCTCTATGATCGCCTGTGTCAGAGCATAGTCTGAATAGTTGCATTCAATGAGGATCTGGCTCAGTCCTGGGAAAGTGTATTCGCACATAAAGCTGTCCGTAAGGAATAGGATCCGTCCTGTCTCTGGGTGTTCGATAAGGTAGCCGACACATGGCACATCGTGACAGGCATTGAAAGGGAGCACCTTGAAATTGCCCACTTTGTATCCTTTGCCGAGAGTGATAGCAATGGCACGTGTATCTCTCACGCCCTTTGCAGTCCACACATCCTCCAGTGCCAGTGTCGTGATACCACTTTCCACTATCTGCTGTACATATCCAGCGTGATCGTTGTGACGGTGAGTAACCAGGCAACCAGCCACCTTTCCGAGGTTGAATCCCAGAGCTTTCTTGACCTCCTTGAAATTCACCCCAGCCTCCACTATCAGAGCTTCCCTGGAATTGTCAAAAATGTAGCAATTCCCCTTTGACGAGCTGCCCAGTACCCTCAGTGTCATATTCTGTCCTCCTTAGAATCCCGGATCAACTGCCGGTGCTGGAGCTTCTGTCTGAGGAACAGGAGCCGCTGCCACATCCTCAAAATTGGCTCCGTCCATAACGATCTCCCTGCTATTGGCACCTTTCTGAATCTCACCGTCTCTCACCTCGTAATCGTCACCAGACTGATCGTCCACCATAGCACTCTGCATTTCGATTGACAGATAGCCATATTTGCTCAGGAGCAAGCGGATGACGGTTTTCATGGCCATTGAGTGGAAATTACCCAGCCAGCCAACTGTCTTGCTCTCCACCTGGACAGGCTGTGCTGCCAGAGCCACAAGCTGCTCCACAGTTACCTCCCTGCCCAGACCCTTACTGAATCTCTTGGCGTGCAGAGCCATCTGCTCCACAGTCATATACATAGCCTTAGCAAAGCCGTTCAGTAGCTCAAAGTAGCAGAAATACCCTACCACCTTATCACTGAGCCTGGTACCATCAAAGCTGACTTCTCCAGTGAGCTTATTGACGGTCTGTAACTCGCCCTCATACACCACATCAGCGTTGATTGTCTTGTAGTAGCCTGTACGCATTGCAAGCTGGATATAGCCCTTGTATCCGAGCTGGAACGTAGGTTCCATAACTTTCTGCCAGCTCTCTCTGCCTGTAGCAGGATCCTTAACCTTGCGATTGTTGTTGTAAGCTATCACGTAGGCAAAGCCCAGGGCACGGTTGATAGGGAGCTTAAGCACTGCTGCTTTCAAAGCCTCGCAGATCACCTTGTTAGGATCGCACTGCTGTAGTGAGGCATCCGTGTTATACAGGTCAATGATTGATGCCACGAAGCTGGGAGCATTCTTGCCCAGAGCGTTCCTGAACTGAGCCTGTACGCTGTCGGCATTCAGGTTCTTTTTGAGTATGTCCACAGGCTTCACGGTTTTCGCCACCTGTTGTCCCTGCTGTTGTGCAGCCACTACCTGTGTCCCCTGGCTGCTGGGAGCTTGAAAATTGTTTCCCATATCGGTAACTATTTAATAGTTAATTCTTTGTCGGCACTCACGTACAGATTGACGATCTGTGACACTGTAGGCAGCAGCTGGTTCACACCCTCTCTGTTGTCAATGAAGATTGGAGCTGCCATACCCTTAGACTTGCAGATCGCATTGATAATGTCAAGTCCAGCGTTGATCTTGCCAGCGTTGTTCACGTCAGGATAGGGAACACCGTTCACCGTGCAAACACAGGTGAGCTTTTCGCCACCGTTCAACTGGGCATCTACAAAGGAGAATGATACCAGGCTGAACATTCCATTTATCCTCTTAAGCAGCTCAGCATCCTTTGTTTTCTGAAAATCTGTAGCTGTGAACTCCAACCCCTCCAGCTCCACCAGTCGCAGATTTGCAGCCGTCCGCTTCTCCTCCAGTATGGCTATCTCGGCATCGGCACGCTCTATTTGGTCTCTCTTGGCAATCCTCTTTACCAGTTCGTCAATGTTTGCACCCAGAGCAGCCTTTGCCTCTTTGAGGTCTGACAGATCCACGGTCTTTGCCTCCTGGGTGAGCTGGTTCTGTAGATCGGTAATCTCATTCTGGAGTGATATGCAAGTGCTGTCCTCGGCAATAATATTTGCCACGTCTGGAACAGCTGGAACAGCAGCCCTCTTAGCCTCCAGCCCAGCTTCCTTGCTGTCAAGCTCCTGCTGTGCCTTTTCATACTCCACTTTGCAATCCTGGAGAAACTTCTGGGCTTCGTCTGCCTGTTCTTTGAGCCTCTTACCCTCTGCCTGGATAGCTTTCAGAGCCTCAGCTTTGGAACGGTTGAAATTCGCCTCCAGTTCGTTTCTCTTCGCCTCTATATCCTCAGGCTCCAGCGGTCTCTGGCACGTAGGGCAAACGAAAGCACCCTCAGGAAAAGTGAGCTGTTCAGCGTTCTTATCCAGGAACTCCTGGCGTTTTGCAACCAGCTTCTGATTCAGCCTGTCAAGCTGGCTCTGCCTGTCAGCAATCTCCCTATTGATATTCTCCAGCCTACGTACAAGTGAGGCGCACTTGTAATCCAGATCCCTGACTTCCTGCTGTGCCTTAGAAACGGAATCCTCGGCCTGGCTCCTCAGTTCGCTCTGCCTCCGTGACAGCTCCAGCTGTTTGTCGCTGATCTGCTTCTGGATATTGTACTTTCTCTGAAACTCAGCTTCTGCCACCTGGTTCTTATCGGCTATCTGGGCATCTATCTCAGCCACTTTTGCCTTTTTGTCTTTCAGCTCCTGTTCCAGGGCTTTCCAATCCTCAGCCTCAGGACGGATTCTCTGAGCAGTCTCTATGCGTGCTGGAATGGTCGAAAGCTCATCCTTGATCGCACGCTTCCTCGCTGACACCTCTTTGAGGAACGTTGCAAGCGGTCTGCCGTTGAGCTGGGCAAGCAGTGATAGGTATTCAGGCTTCAATGCAGCCACCTCACCGTCAGTCACCGTACCTGCCATTTCCAGGAGCATATCCTTTTGCACATCGGGCTTTAGTGAGTTGAAGTAGAACGGATTAGTTATCATCTTGAAAACGTCCTCAGGGATTATGGCACTTATCTCGGCATCATAATCCTTCTTCGTGCTCTGTTTCACGTCATTGATTAGAAACTCTGTCTTATGGTTCGTCAGTGTCTCCTCAGTGGTTCCCCTGGGCTTTGTCCACACCTCACAATATTTTCTCTGGAGCTTCACTGAGTTGCCGCCCACAAGCAGCACACAGGTAACGCTGTGTTCCTGTTTGAGGATAGGACTTCCGTTTTCGTCAAGTGTCTTGATGTTGAAATTGCTGTCTGCCCTGTTAAGGCTGTCCTTGCCGAACAGGCACCAGCAGAAAGCATCGAACACCGTTGTTTTTCCTGTTCCGTTCTCGCCACAGATATAGGTCTGTGCTGGATCAAACCGAATATCCAGGGAACGGATACCCTTAAAGTTGATAAGGGATAAACTCTGTAGAATGATCTGTTTCATCTGTTTATGATTGAATTGATTTTTTCACTGTCTCTTGCAGCCATCAGCTCAGCTCTGCTGTACAACCTCTTGCTGTTCCTGCTGGCACCAGCTTTCTGAGCCGTCACCAGTCCCTTACTCAGCCACCCTTTTACTCTCGCCTCACCGAAACAGTTATAAGCCTGTCTCTGGGAAAGCATATCCTTTCCAGGAGCAGTGTTCTTCACATAGTTCGCCACTCCCAGCTCTGCCATTTCCATACAGAGGTTCTTTAGTTCGTACAGTTCCAGAACTACAGCCATAGCCTTATTTCGCAAATACTCTGTATAGGTAATTCAGGGCACTCTCATTCCCCCATTGCGTGTCATTCAAACACACGGCACCGAGGGCATACATAGGAACTCCGAGGACAAGCTGCCACCACGCTCCAAAGAACAGAGCGATCACGCTTGCCAGAGCAATAGAATAGCAGAAGATTGTTGTTATCAGATTAACAAACGTCTCCAGCTCTACACTTTTGGCTTCTTGCCAGTTGAATCTTTTGAGAAAATTGATAACCTTTTTCATTGCGTTGCACTGTTAATGATTAGTTGAATAGTTCATCCTCAGGGATACCGAGGTGCTTAGAAATTATGCTGGTCTTAAGAGCATCAGGTTTCTGTGCTCCATATATCCAGGCACGTACTGTTGTGGGGTGAGACTTGGTAATCTTCGCAATCTCATTCACCCAGTCAGTCTTGGGAGCCACCTCCTGCCTGGCAGGTAGGCTGTCGTAGATCTCTCTAAATCTGTTCTTTTTTACGCCTTGCATAAGTTTGATAAACACATTTTTTTATTAACTTTGTTGCACACAACGGTGAAACTTGATGCAAAGATACTGGATTTAATTCTAATTGTGCAATAGTTTACTGAATTATTTTCAGTATAATTTGCATCCAATTAGTTAAATTATTGATTATCAATTAGAATTAAATTCAGCAAAAATGGACAATAGAACATTGAAAGATCGCCTATTAGAATTTGTGGACTATCTGAACATCACACAAAGAGCCTTTGAGCAATCAATAGAGAAAAGCAACGGCTGGGCATCGAAGCCGGGCAATACACTCAGGGATGGTGTAAGGGAAAAGCTCACAGAAATATACCCTGAGCTTAACATTAACTGGCTCCTGACAGGGGAGGGAACAATGCTTAAGAATGGTTCACAGGTTATGCAACATAACCAGAACGGAGACAATATCAACGGCAAGACAGTCAAGGTCACAAAGGACAGCTCCGATAAGCTGATAGAGGTTATCCTGGAACAAAGCAAGCAGATCAGCAAGAGCCAGGAGCAAATAGACCGTTTAATCTCAATAATCGAACAGAAATAATGGTAATAAAGACAAAGCAATTTATTAGCAAGTATCTCAGTTGTATTCCTGAGCCATTGTTTAATAAACTTCAAGATCTTTTACTGGAGGGAGTTCGCACAACCGAAATATCAGTAACGGAATTTGAAAGTATAGATTCCCTATTTAAGGAAAGGAAAAGACAAAACTTACTCTTGAAAAAATGTGCTCGAATTAACACAAGAGGAAAAGAGCTTGAAAAAGCTGGTCTGGTAAATCAAGCCATACGGCTTTATGAAAAAAACATAGGCTACGATTGTTATCCTGCAACATTCTCCTTTGATAGGCTTATGATCCTTTATCATAAAGCAAAAGACTACGAAAACGAGAAAAGAGTAATTCTTCGTGCCCTGGATGTTTTTAATAGTCCAAGTTTAATATCGAAGTATCAAAATCGTTTAGCCAAAATAGAACAGAAACAGCCCATTTTCGCTCGAAAATAGAAAAAAGGATAAAGTATATGGAACAGTTCTACAGAATCGTCCTGGAGCTTTATAAGCAAGCTCTACAAGGCAGCCTCAGAGCAGAAGCAGTTGAAGCAGCACAGGTCGTGCTGGCAAAAGAGATCACGAAAGCTCACGTGATGGGAGAATCAGATTTGGAACTCCAGCAGCTCTCCACTGACGTAAGAAATCTCAAATTTCAAGTATTGTGA